TTCAGTATCTCATCCGCACCTACTCCAACGAGGGCGACACCATATTAGACAACTGTATGGGTAGCGGCACCACCGCCATTGCAGCCATCCGCGAGAAGCGCAACTTCATCGGCTTTGAGCTCAATAAGGAGTATTACGACAAGGCTTGCAAGCGCATTAAGTTGGAGCAAGCGCAACTCACGCTGTTCTGATGAATGCTCAGATGCTAAACATAACAAAAAGATTTATAGAATAATTAGTAATATGAAAAATGTAGAAAAAATAAAGGAAGCAATAATGCAAGACCTTCTGGAGAAGTTCGGTCTTTTGATAGACGAATGCGCGGCTCAAGAAAAGAGAATATTCGACTTGGAAGAAAAAGTTGCTGCACTCTCCTCTCAAGTTAAGAAAAAGAAAAGAAACTCGAATCCTGAATATCTTTCTCTCGTACCTGCTACGAGTACATTCAACGAGATTGTCTTTACTCCTGGCAGAATATTAAAACTCAAGAAACTCGATACTTCTTCTCCTGCCGACTATGCCATTGTGGTTGTAAAGCGTTTCTTTCCCACCGATCATATACTTGAGTGTTACGCTTTTTATGTTCACGAAAAATCGGGTGTTGACAAGTTGTATCTTGCTGACGAGCAAGCAATAAACGCTTACAGCAAACTTTCCCAAGGTCTTATAAGCTCCATCGCTACCCATGTTGGGTTAGATATGGATCAAGATTGGAAAATCGAAGGAGGCTTGATGGCTTTTGATGAAGTTCAGAAACTTTTTCAGATGGCAGAGTCTGTCGGTTACAAGGCGGACCATTCGATTACAACCAGTCCTGTTCCCAGTGGTTGCACTCGCATGGCCGTCCACGAAGCCTGCGTGTATAGTTCGTTTGAAAGGGTAAAAAAGAAAAATAATAGACACGGCAGGCATAAAAAATGAGTTAAAAATCGGCTTGCCGACAATTCAAAACTCAAAATTCAAAACTCGTAGTTATGATCATTTCAACCACCAAGGAGCTACGGCTCCACATCCCCAGCAACGCCATTGACGAGATAGGTTCTCTTCAAGGCATACTCGACAACAGCGAGAAGGATTTTCTTCGTGACAAGTTGGGCGACTCGCTTTACCGCAAACTGTGCGAGTATTATCAGTCCGTTTCGCCCGACGAGTTCTACATGTCCGTCACCAACGGCGAGCACACTCACCAGCCCTGGATGCAACTCCTCGTACTGGCACAGCGCATGGTAACATACGATGCCATGTCGCGCTTCGCCTACACACAAGCCCTCTCCATCAACGGCACGGGCATCAATGTGGCTTCGAGCGAAGACTACGGCGCTGCATCCAAAGACCTCCTCGACAAAGGCGTGCAAGGCTACAAGCGCGAGGCAATGGTGTCGCTCAACCAAATGCTTGTGATGCTCGAAGGTTGGGCACGCAAGATGGAAGCAATCGAAACAGCCGACCCACGCGTAGCGCAAGAAGTGGACGAGGAACACAAAGCCATTGAGGAAATAAGCCTCTTGTGGCAGGAGAGCCAGTACTACTATCTCCACCACGACCTCCTCATAGCCACCTGCGCCGACCTCCAGCAATACCTCGACATCTACGAGAGCCGCGAGAAGTTTATCCGTCTGCTGCCCGATCTTCACTTCATTCAGGACGAGTACATCAGCGAGGCTATTGGCGAGCCGATGGTGCAGCACCTGCTCCATACCACTGACCCTGCCGACAAACCCCTCTTGCGCAAGGTACGTCGCCTGATGGTAGCTCACCTCGAAGAGCGCACCACCATCCTCACTATCGACAAGGCACGTCGCTCCGCAGCCCACAACGAAGCCATCTCGCTCCGAGCATCGGTATTGCGTCTCGTGGAAATGCGCAAGTTAGTAGAAAAAGCCAATACTGAAAATCAGAACACCAATTCTGACAATCAGAACCCCTCAACCAACACCAACGACGACAAAGGCTACGAGAACAATCAACCCGGCAGCAAGTTCTTCGTCTCGCCATTACTATATTAAGATTTAGAAAGGCCCAGTAAGGCCTAAAAATCCCAACAGCAACTATGGAAGATATTATCCGCATTTTGACCCCTGCCCTATCCGCCCGCATCCTCACCTCCGACCAGCGTGAGGCTTTCGAGCGTGGCCTTACCCTCTTGGAAGGCACCCCTGGTGCTGCCGCCTTCATCCGCGACAGCCGCCGTTTCCGCGACTACCACCGTCGCGTGCGTCAGCTCCTCACCTACCTCCAGACCTCCCAAACGTCACGTTCGGAAATCAAACGTCACGTTGGTCGCCCCACAAAGGAGGAGCAGGCAGCCTACGCACAGGCACAGAAGGAGAAGGCTCTTGAGGAAGCGCGTCGCTCTCTCTTCCCCGACCTCCAGCCCGACCTCACCCTACAGCCCCTCACCTACGGCGGCATCGTAGCCAACCCCAACGGCGAGACAATCGCCTCTACCATGCCCAACCTCATGCAGCTCCGACCGTTCCTATCCGAGCGACTGCAAGAGCAAGTCAACACCGTGCGCTCCCTGCGCAACGAGATGGCAGCTAAGTCTGAGCAAGCCAAGACTATGGCAGAAGCCAACGAGAAGGCAGGCAGACAAATCTACACTGAAGAGGAGATTGCCCTTCTCGCCACACGAGCCGTGAAGATAGAGAGCGACATTCTTCCGCGCATCTACATCAACGTAGACCGCGAGATAGGCGAGGCATATCTTCGCCTATCCCCACGCACCGGCGACCCCGAATACATCGCCCGTATCGAAAAGGCGTGCAACGTCCCGCCGCAGAACCTCCGCGCCCAGTTCCGGCCCTTCTACGACAAGGCCCTCGCCCGCGACCCTCTCTTCGCCCAGACCATAGCCGACCGCATAGCCGCCGACCGCCCTGAAGTAAAAGCCGAGCGCGACCGTCAAGCCCAACACAAAGCCGAAGCCGACGCTCTCATAAAATACATCTGCCGCAAGGACAAGCCAAGCACCAAGGCCCGCGTGAAAGGACTCACAGAACGCATAGCCAAGCTCCGAAAGGAATACAGCGACATCGTGAGCGAGGACGAGATAAAGGGCTTCGAGGCAATCTTAGAGAAAACCAAAAGTGAAGTTTCACCAAAGGCTTAGAAAGGCCTAAGAAGGCTTAGTAAGGCTTATCATAAAAATATCCCCATGAAAGTTTTCGATCAACTAAAAGACATCTGCATCACCGCCTGCCACACCCGCCACGCTTGTGCCGAAGGCTATCGTGCTATGCTCGCCACCGAGAACGTCAGTCAGCTTATGGCAGTCTGGCGTGCGAATTGGGAAGACCTCGTAGAGAGCAAATTCTCCGACATCATCAACGACCAGCTCCCCGCCCTCTACCTCGACCCTACCCTAAAATCAGAAATGAACACAGCCGGCATCTACGTCAACGAATGTCCGCTGATCGCACCCGAATACGTCCTCGTTATCGTTACCGACCACGACGGCATCGTTGATATAAACGATTACGCCAAGTGTTACGTCCTTGGCAAGGCATGGGTTCGTGCATGGGACCACGCCCAGGTATATAGCGAGAAGAACGATAGAGCCATCATAATGCTCTACGATTACTCTTACGGCCATGTCAGCAAAGGCAAGACTTTTGCCAACGGCCACTCCCGCTTATGGACCTCCACTAACGCCGCCCTTAACGGCAGCGTAACGTGCGAGACCCACGGTGGCGAGATACGCGCCAGCAGCTATCTCAAGATTGAAGCCTATGGCGACACTAAGGTTTTCAGCAAGACCGATCGCAACATCACGCTATACGGCAACTCCCACATAATAGTATAATACTTAAAGGCCCAGTAAGACCCATTAAAAACAACCAACATGAACAGCAAACTTACTATACTTGCCGACGGAAAACCGCTTGCTTTGAATGAAGATGCGTCTATCAGTATCGAGTTGAGCAATCCCTTGTTCAATGATGTTGATATGTTCTCCTATCCCGTAGAGATTCCCTTGGAAGGCAACCGTCGTTTTCTAAAGAACGTGGATGATGTCAACTCCGACATCCGCCCCGTCAGCTACGAGCACACACCCATGCAGATAATAGCCGACGGAGTGCCCTTTGCTTCCGGCACCGCCATTATTCAGGAAGACGAACGTCTGGAAGACTCCCTCTCACTCAATATCGACGCAAGCACGCAATCATTCTCCGACCTCATAAGCGACCTCAAGTGCAACGAAGTGCCTATACCTTCTAAATACAAGGATCAGCTTCTTATAGGCGAGAAGATTGACAAGGTGGACGTGAGCGTGAAGTACAACACCGACGTTGTTATAAAGTATCAGGGCAAGAAAGGCAACAAGAAGTATGGTTCGGTGGGCGAGGACACAACCGAAGCCTCTTTTTCACCGCAAGCTCTTGGCTTCTCTTATCCGGCACAATGTGTGGAGGAAGGTAATAATCACGAAGCCAAGCTGAAGAAGACGTACACCTATCCGCACGGCAATGAGGTGAAGATTCCCGAAGTGCTGAAATCGTACATCAACGTGAGCGACCCCTATCCCCTGAAGCCATATTGTAATGCCCGTGTGTGTTATAAGCATTACGATATTGACGAAAAGGGAGAAACATCATCCAAAGTGGTAAATTCTATCAAAGGACGAGATGGCGAGAACAATCTAAGCACATTGGAGCAGGAAATGTACGAAGACCGTGGTCCGGTATGGGTATTGGATGCCAACCGTCCGCAGTCTGGCATCTGCTTCTATGTGCTGTTCTTCCTCGACTGTCTCTTTGAGCATCTTGGCGTGCAGTTCGACAATTCGGCTCTTACAGCCATCGGCGACCTAAACCGTCTCTGCTTCTTCACTACAAAGTGCGCCTACAACATCGAAACGCTTTATGCCAAGGATACTTATCGGGAGAAAGACAAGGAGGTTATTGCCGGACTGAAAAAGAAAGGCGACGTAAAGGTTGGCTTTTTCCAGAAACAAGCCAACAGCGAAAAGGAAGTTGCAAACCTATTTGATGATGTAAACGCATGGCTCAGTTCACGTGGTTGTGGCGGCAAACTTAAACTTGAAAACCCGAAAGACAAAAGCGTGCAGGAAGTAAAGTATCGCAAGGTGACGTATAAGGTGGTAGAGAAGCCGTATAACGGCAGTTTCGGCTATCAGGACGTATTCATGGACGCCGAGGTTGTTGCGGTATTGGATGACCATTGGAGCACCGTAACCGTAGGAACCGACAAGGTGGCAAGCATTACCTGTAAGAGCACCATCAAGTCAGCTCAGATGAGCGCAAGCATTTTCCGCATGTATGCCAATGAGCAGAACTTTCCTGCCGAGTCTGTGTCGGACGTTATCGACTCGCTTGAGCAGCAGTTCGGCATAAAGTTCCATTACGACTACGAGCAGAAGAAGGTTACGGCTTATCTAATTCGTGACGTGTTCCGCAAGCAGAATCCCGACCCTCGCTCTTTCCATGCCGAAGTGCTCTCAATGGTGCCGATGACGGAGAAGATAACCGGTGTGCGTGCCGGATATGCTGCCGAGAGCGAAGCCAAGGAGCAGAAAGACAACGTGAAGTATGCCGTTAAGGATTTCAATACGGATTATGACTACATCGAATACCCTAAGAACTCCACCGTGACGAGTCTTACGTATAAGGACATCATTCATCGTGTCCAGAATACTGAAATGAGCGTGTTCGTTGACCTTCAGACTGGCAATAAATATCGTGTGAAGATTGACAAGGATTTTACCAATGCCGGCGATATGAAGCCACGATTGTTTGAGGTGGCAGCAATGAAGGGAGTAGAGGAAGGCGATTGCTCTACACTTAATGAAGACTATATCATTGAGTTCAAATCGTCGTTCGTTCCCGTAGGTATGGTGGATGCCAACTATCGCAAGGCTCTCGCTTCCAGCACCGGCAGCAAATGCGCCACCGACAACACCAAGCAGCCCGCCGAGGTGGGCAAGCAATACAGCGGATATGAGTTTAGCGAGATAAACGGCTCTTACGCCAAGACCCAAATGGCAGCTCTCATCGACGAGGATATGGAGCATGAGTTTGTGAAGCAGTACGTCAAGAACACCATGTCGTCAATGGTGGCTGACTTCTACGTTACTGAAGAGCTCTCGCTGCGTGAGAGCTACGACCCCTCATCCACCGACGACGGCAACTCGCCCCTACAGTCATACGATTGGGGCTTGTCGGTGGCTATCATGCGAGGTGGCGGCATTGACTCGACACACGAGTCCTACGACTACAACTACGACGGTTTCGGCAACTCGAAATGGCGCACAAAGGCAGGTGAGTATGCCCTGACAACCGACTCTATCGACCCCTACGGCGTGCCGTACGACTACAACGGCATTGAGCCGGGCAACGGTAATGAAGAACGCTTCTCACTGAAGCCCCGTGCTTGGGTGCAGCCCGAATGGGCAGACGCTCCCCTCGTAGTAAACACCCCATCGGTCAAGAACCGAGGCTACGTAGACGTGTTTCTCGTCGATTACATCTACTTCCTCCTTCATCGCAAGAAGTATTACGTCAGGTGCCTCGCCTCCGTAGCGCAGATAGCCGACATTCAGAACCACTGGAAAGAGTGGTGGACCATCGACGGCAAGAAGTGTCTAATCAACAAGGTGAATGCCGACGTGTCGGCGAAGGAAGGAATGGGAGAAGTAGAGCTTGAGATTTATAGCATTTAACTAATAAATAATAATTACCAATTAATAATTAAAGCAATGGCAAGTCATTTAAGGTTAAACTCAGGTTCGGTGTTTAATGGAAATCCTATTAATTTTATAGTTAATCCTGTTAATTTAAAAGACACTCCTTCTTTTCATCGTATGATATTCGAGATAAAATGTGGTATAAGTGACGGGAACTATGAAATCATAAAGATGTCGGAACCTGTAATTAGTGAAAAAGTTAGGGCTGTTGTGGTTGATATTTCCTCCGCTCTGCGTTCTTTTCGCGATTCGTATGTTTACAAGCCCGAACCTGGTGCAATGCCCGTAGTGAAATTCAATGTGTCGGCATACGACGAGTATATGCTTAACGGTGAAGTACATGAGACTCCACCGGTGTCTTACTTGTCCGGAGACGATGTGAAGCAGACCCTATTCGGAGGCTTCTCCGATTACGACCGTCTCACAGCCACAAACGACACAATGCCCGTTAGCCGCATGACACGCAAGCCTACCACCATACCGCAGTTGGCATGTGTCGGCGAGACCATCATCTACGTAGAGCCTTACTCACCTGCCATTGACCTCACCACAGCCACATGGGATGCACCCGAAGCAAAGGTTTTCACTATAACCAACGAAGGACAGCAAACCATAGGCGACATCAGCGTTTATGCCATGCCGCAGGCAGAAGCTGTCCGTCGCACGGAGTTCCGCTTCATCAATTCGTTCGGTGTATTGGAGAGCGTCAGTGTACCGAGAGTATATAGCAAGAAGCTCAGTATTACAACCAATAATTACACCTTGACGCAGACAGAATCTCTGCGCTCGATCTCACGCGCAGCAACTCGCAAGCAGAACAATCAGGAAGAATGGAACTTCCAGACTGACCCTCTCGATGAAGCATGGCTCGCATGGTATCTGCATGAGTTCCTGATGACAGAACACGCATGGATAAACATCAACGGCAATTTTCTGCCTTGCACCATCACAGCCGACGACGAAATCTCTTTTGATGATAAGACAAAAGAAGGTGTACACAGCGTGTCGTTTACGGCGAAACTCGACTTCCGAGGAAGTACTATCATTTGAGTTTTGAATTAGGAACTGGTCGGCTTGCTGTCGGCTTGCGACCTCAAGAGACGCACGTGCCCTTGGGGTCGTTTGCGTATGTCCGTATGAATAGAGCATTTTATGCTAAATTAGCAACAGAAAAATAAACGTAATATATGACACAAGCAACAACCAACGACTATTGGATTTCGTCTACGGCACTTCATATCGAGCTGAATGCCCTTGGTTATCCCGATTATGTTCAGGCATCGTGCGTCAGCGGTGCCCAGATACTTGTGTACGTCAAGGACATCATCGGATTCGATGCAGGTCACAATTATCGCCGTTGGCCCTTACAGGCTTCGCCTACTGTATTCAATTCGCACACCGAAAAATACGTCTATGCCGCCATACCGCGCAGTTTAAGTTCTGCGGCTTCGGCGCGGATTGTGTTCCCATCTGAGCAGATTGACATCTACGGCAAGAACGCGAACGCCGAACAGATTGGCGACGAGAAGTATTACTACATCTTCCTGCAAGGCAAGATAACGTCGTCAGGCGACAACGGCACCATAGCCCGCGATTGGGACACACGTTGTTTTTGGGGTTATCTGTCTTCCGACGAAGCCATATCCGCCATTGGAACTGAAAGTGAGTGGTACCACTATTCGCAGACCGACAGTATTGTAACGTTTCTCAAGAAACTAACAATGAAACCTGGCACGTGGTTTCGTGAGTTATTTGCAAAGGTTGTAACTATTGTGACCGGCGGCAGCATTGCGTTTGAAGGGAAAGCGGGGGCTATATCTGGAATTACCAACACAAAAACCCCTCTTGATTCGGAGACCGATATTGTCACACCTAAATATCTTGACGATAATGCTTTGTCGAGTGTGCACGACGATGAAGCAAAAGGTGTTATCAGTTTTCTAAGTGGTATAAAATTTATTTCTAATAATAAAATTCACAAGATAACCTCCGACGGCATCGCTACCCTTAAAGAGATTGTGTCGGCTGCGTTCCGTTCGGGTGCGCTCGGCTCTGGCTTCAAACTTGGCGATTACAACGGAAGTGGTGACAGTTACTTGGAGGTAGACCGACTGCTTGTGCGCAAGGCGGCGGAGTTCGTAAGGCTCGTAATCCGAGAGCTTCAAAGCGTAGGTGGTGAGATTGTTCTGTCGCCTGCTGCTATGAAGATTAGCAATGTGGTCTATTTTGAGAAGTTCACGGTTCTTCCCGAATACGACGGCTCTCCCCTACGTTACGATGTTTACCGCTGTTACTTTTCACAGAAGAAAGGCGACGAGGAGATTGAGAACCAATTTGTGATGGGCGACCTCGTGCGCTGCCAGACGTTCAACGTAAAGGAGGGCGTGAATGAGAACGTGAAGAATAGATACTACTGGCGTAAGGTGTACAAGGTAGGTAAAGATTTCATCGACTTACTTGCTGACGATTGTGATACTGGTAGCGATATTCCGCAGGCAGGTGACGAGCTTGTACAGATGGGCAACGTCTATGACACAGCTCGCCAGTCGGTCGTTGTTTTGTCGGCATACGGAGCGGATGCACCATCATTAAAGATGTACGAAGGCGTAGATAGCTACTCGTTAGAGAATAGAGAGGTCTTTGTCCTGTCGCGTCAGGAGATGTTCGCCATAGCCGATAAGTTTAGGTTCGTTACGCGCAAGGCTAATGGCGAGATAGAAAGCACGCAGTCGTTTGCGGAGCTTGTAATGTCTGTGGATGGACTCAAGTCAACGGTCGCCACCAACAAGAGTGACATAACGCAGATGAAATCAGATATAAAGCAGATGCCAAATCAAATACTCTTACAGGTGGGGAAGTATTATCCGACAAAGACGGATGTAACCAAGCAGATAGAGTCGGCCAGCTCGGAGATAACACAGACGGCAACCAATATCGCAATGAAGGTAGGCTACACTCTTGCCGAGCGACGTAACCTGCTCGTCGGTTCGTTGTTCCGCAAGCAAGGCGAGGGTTTCTTTCTTCTACGCTCTAAGATATATCGCACGTCGGCGCATGAGGGTGCTAACGTGATATTCGCGCCCGATGCCAAGGCAGGCGGTGCGCAATGGGGTGGAGCAGCGAACTCTCGCAACATACACGTCACTAAGGACAAGACGTACACGCTGGCTTTCTGGGCACGCACGGAGTCTGCCAAAGTCGAGATTGTGGGAGAGGTGGTGTGGCATAGCTCGGCAACCGACACGTCACGACCAGGTGGATATACCGGTCCGAACGGCAGTGCGAATTTAGGCGTAGTAACGATAACGCCAAGCAACGGCTGGTATCTGTATCAGAAGATGTTTACCGTTGCAGCGAACGCTCATTATGAGTGGATTTCCGTTGCGTGTCTAAAGGCTAACGCATCTACTGCGAGTCAGCAGGTGTACATCGCACACCCTATCCTCATTGAGGGTACGGCGGAGGACTTTGTGTGTTGGAGCGCATCGCCTGACGATTACGACTACATCGGGGGCAACCTGCTCGACAACACACGCACGTTTGCCAAAGCCGGCAACCTAACACGAATGGATGCGTCAGTGGTAACTAACGAGTCGTACAACAACGGATGCTCGGTAATATATGCAAACGCTGCCTCCAAATACATTGAGATGGCGCAGTGGAGTGTTAGTTCTATCATCAAGAAAGATGAGGACTATATGTTCTCGTTTATGGCAAAAGGTTTCGGCAGCATCGACGCATACATGTGGAGTGGTTCTAATCTAAGCATATTCGCCGAAGACAGCGAGCGCGATACGACAACAAGCAACGCCGACGGAGGTCGTCGCTTCTCTCTCACAAGCGAGTGGAAGCGTTATTGGGTGCACTGGCGGTCAGAGGGCACCGGCATACCTAACTACGTCCTTATCCGTTGTCTGCAAGGCAGTAAGGCGTGGGTGACGATGCCGAAGTTAGAGGTGGGCGCAACTCCTACCGACTGGATAGAGGGCAAGAGTGGCTTTGTCGAGGACAGTGGCATCGCCGCCAAGCTGCTGCGCACTGGCCTTGACATCGAGAACGGCAAGATAACGGCTACAGCAGACAAGTTCGAGGTGCGCAACAACAGTGGCAAGGTGACAGCGAGTGTTAATAAGGACGGCGTGCTGGAGGTTGGCTCAGGAGTGTTTGGCGGTTCGCTGGTGGGCGTGTCGGGCACGTTCTCTAAGTTGATGCACGTGTTAAACTCCAACGTTTCTATCTCGTTCGACCAGACTCACGGCGGTTTTCTACTGAAGGGCTATACAATAAACGACGGTTCAATGAGGGTATATGGAGATTTCTCGGTGGACGGCGAAACGAATGTGGGCGTGATACGCACAGGGGACACATGGGTGAGGGGCAGTTTCGGTGCTTTGAATCGTGTCTGCGCCAGTATATCGGACGGACTGATGCGTGTTTACAGTGGCGAAGAATTGTTTGCCGAGACTCAGCTCAAAACTTCTTCTAATAACGGCATAACGTACTATAACGTCCCGTGCCAAGTAGACGTTTTGCATGAAGGTTTTACGCTCGTCAACAACTTCGGCAACGGTGCTCCTATCGACACGTTCGTGTTCAAGGGCAATAGTCGGGCTAATCTCGTTTATAATTTCAAACTCTCCTACACGCAGAAGATTACGGTGTTGCACGCCGTCGATTCGGTAAAAAATAAAATTTTTGTGCCTATTTGCGGCAAGAACACCGAACTGGTCGGCGGTTTAGCGTTGCAACTTTGGAAGGCACCGCGGGGATTTGCCTCGCCGTCTATGCCAAGCGTACCTGGACATGATGTGTTCGTGATTTCGAGATACGACAACGACTGGGCGTAGCTATAATTGTTATTTATTGGTTTTTATTATTAATTGATTTGTTATGAAAGTAAGTGATGTTTTGGTTGACAAGCTGAAGTAGTTTGAGGGTATCGGGCTAAGGCGTACCGGTGCCCTGCTGTAGGGTGGAATGGAAATATTTATGGTTAAATATAAAATACAAAATAGAACACAAAGTAATATGAAGAAAATAGTAAGAGGCAATGATTTTACGTTGCGCATACCGGTAAAGAAGATAGTCAACGGCGAGCAGGTATCGTTCCCGTTGTCTGACTGCACCGACATCGCGGTGCATGTCGTAAGCAAGTACAAGCGTACCGCACTCCCCTACACCATCGACAAGGAGTCGGACGATGTGCTCTTGGCTGACGTTGACGGCACGGCACTATCGTTAGGCACTTATGCCTTGGAGGTGACGGGTAAGCTGGAGGATGCTAACTGGCGAAGCTACGAATACGAGCAGTTTGCCATCGTTGACAACAACGCAAGCAGCGATACTACATTGGGTGACGAAGTAATCAGCGGTGCCCTTGTGATACTGCCTCCTGGGTCATCAAGCTTGAAACCTGACATCCCCCAAAAAGTAAAAAAGCGTAAGCAGATAATGATCGGCAAGGCGATAAGATGTAAGTCGTGTGATGTGCTGGATGCAGAGAACTGGTATGTGTTCTCTCAAAACTTTGCTTTTTTGTTACTCCCTTCTGGAATAGATAAAGATGATATGGTCGTGCATTATCGCCCTAAATTTAAAAATGAATATGAAACATTAGACAATTTTGAACTTTTTTTAAAAACTGCTGAAGTGGTTGCTTTTGGTCTTTCCGTTGATGGACCTTTAAAATGGAAAGTGGAGAAGTACTTGGATGACCCCACAACAGGGAAGTTTGAGGTATGGCTCGTTTACACGTCTTGTCCCAAGACTATCAAGGGTATGGGTACGAAATATGAGTATGTGAATGGACGCAAAGTGTGGAATCGCACTCTTTATATCGGAGATGTAACCGCCCATTCTGTAGTGACCCTGTGTAATACAACACGTTTTAGTGTGTATCACAAAAGATCCTACACGAAAAGTAGAAATTTAAGAAATGAGTCAAAAATAAGAAAGAGAAAGTGTCTTCGCTGGAAGCGTTTGAACGGTATTGATAGCGTATCAAGAAAAAACAGACCGGGGTTGTATAGAATCTCTTTAAAAGACAGTAATTCCTCAAAAAAGGTAAGTTTTGATTTTTATTTTAGACGCATAGGTAATGATTTATATCCAATAAAGGCATAGATAGTTAAACTTAAATCCGTCCACATTTCCGATTGCGGAATGAAAAGAAATATTGAGTAACCATCTATGCAGAGCAAAGTTACAAAAAAAAACGGACTCGGCAAACAAATATGTGAAAATTTTATTTCATCAGTTAAGAAGATTTGTGTTAATCAAGTATTTAATTTTGTAAAGAAGATAAAATTATGGAAGTAAAAGTAAGACGAATAGCAAAGAAGGAGACATATACCATCGGCAAGATGTACGTTGACGGCGCATACATCTGCGACACGCTCGAAGACAAGGACAGAGGGCTGACATCTAACATGTCGGTGGCGCAGATATGCGGAGTGAAGATCAAGGGCGAAACCGCCATACCGACGGGCAGATACCTCGTAGACATGAAGACGGTATCGCCACGCTTCGGAGGTCGGGCGCAGTACCAATTCTGCAAGGGCAGACTACCGCGACTGTGCAATACGCCTGGCTACCAGGGCGTGCTGATACACATCGGCAACACAGCAAAGGACACGGAGGGCTGCATCCTCGTAGGCGAGAACAAAGCGGTCGGTCAGGTGCTTAACTCCACGGCGACATTTAAGAAAGTGTACGCGAAGCTGAAAGCGGCTGACGAGAGAGGAGAACAGATTTGGATAACAATAGAATAAGGAGGTGCAGATGGATATAAGGGGAATACTGATGCTGCTGAACTGCATCATATTGGGAGCGACAACGCTCTTTATCTTCTACAAGGCAGCGCAGCTCGATATGGTAGATGAAGGCTACGACGAGATTAAGCGAAACCGGCAAGGTGCTATCGGATGGTTTATCACGGCTATATTCGTAGGCGTTCTTGCGCTGCCCGTAATGGTGCTGCGAGAGGTGTATCAATGGAAGCGGTACAAGCTACCGAGTATTGAATGGGATGACATTTGCCGCTATGGGTTTACTATTGTCATTGGCTCTATGCTGCACGTGCTCTTGCTTGTTGTGGTTACGCCATCTTCTTGTTGACAGCACAGGCAAAAAGGTCAAATAAAAAGCCGCTCCCATTCCTCACGAATGAAAGCGGCCCAACTTTTAATACTTTACAGATATATGACTAAGAGCCATATTCTTGTCTGCAAAGGTACGATATTTTTTTTGTTTTTACAACTGAAGACACAAATTCACACAAAAACTATTCTACTTTCTGCCAAACCCATGCCGACTGCGCGTTACTTTCGTTGTAGAACACTATTTCCTCTTTATCTCTTACATAAATATACGAGCGCGAGCCTGTTCCGGGTGTGAGGAAGATGTCGAAAGCTACGTGGCCGTTCTTTGTGGAACAAGTGGTGGTGATGTCTATGTCTATTTTGGGAGCCGTAAACCTAACCTTACCCTTCTTTCCCACCGTCATGGTGAATTTAGCGGCTGTTCCGTCCGACGCATATCCCGTTACCCACCATGTGCCTATGAGGGCACCGTCGTGGTCGGAAGCGTCGGAGTAGTCTACTATTTCGTCCCGCCAGCTGCGAACGTTCAGTTCGTGCTCGTCACCGTTAGGAGCCGTAGCCCTGATTTCCTTGACGTTTGTTAGCAGCTCGTTTATTGTGAGCGATCCGTAAAGGATGGAGTTCCAGTCGAAGCCCTCGTATGCACCCGTCGTGAATGTGGTGACGAGCTTGCCGTCCGCTACAGCCCACGTACCGAAGAAGTTTGACTCTGCCCATGTGAGCGACCCCGACGTTACGCCGCCGCTGCTCATACAAGTTACCAGTCGGTTGCGGTAGAAGCGGAACTCGCTGCGCTTGTTGTTGTCCAGATACCATTTATACCCCGTGACGTATTCCTCCACACGCTTCTCACTGAACGTGCCGTCGTCGTCGTCGCTGCTACAACTGCCCATACTTACACACGCTGTCGTCATCATCGTCAACAGCAGCATCATTCTAAAGATTTTCTTCATACATTAATATTTTTATACGTTAGTACTTTCGTAGGTTTGTATATTTTTGTTTTCTGTCATTCAATGTTTTATAATACCGTCATCACAAGATTGACAATCCTTACAGCTACATGCGCTCGCTTGTCACCGACGACCTCAAGGTGATGCTCGCCGGCAACGACCTCACGGGTGGCGTAGTGCCGGCGGTGGCTCCACAGGTGGCGGTGGTCAGAAGCCTGGCGGCGAACTGGAGCCGTAACGGTCGCTAAGCGGATAACTTAACATTCCCCACGGTAGGCACGCGAGGCTTGCCGTGGGATTTTTTCTTTGCAATGTCCGTAGGACGAAAAGCAAAAAAAACACTGCTATCCTCGCGGACGGCAGTGCTCAAAACCAAAATAGTAACATAATCATTAAAGATTATGAAACATGTCGTTTTATCACTCTGCCTTAATGCTTGCGCTGATTTTTGCGCCACACGACGGGCAGACTGTCTGTATCTTAAATTCTGATGGTGCTTTTTGTGTCTTTTCGCATTCCTGCCATTGATCTTCATCTGGGAACAACTCAGTTATCTTCACGCCTAATGCGTCGGCTATCTCATAAAGGTTGCTCAATGAAGGATTGCCGTTGATACGCGAACTCATTGTAGCTTTCGTGATTGTGCGCTGATTGTTGTCCTTGTCGGTGCGGATTATCTTGTTGGCGAGGTCGGTCAATGTAAGACCCTTCTCCTGCATGATTTCAGCTATGCGGAGATTGTTTCTCTTTCGTTCCATAATAATGTTCTTTGATGTTTCTATTCTGTAAAGTATTAAAAGTTTGATGCAAAGTTATATAATTATATGAATATTTACAAACTATTTTGAAGAAAAATGATACAAATACGAATATTTTAATACTTTTGTTTGGTATTATGATATTATTGAGCGCGTCTACCCTACCCCATTCTTCTCCTCGGCATATCGTGGAATGTTGGTGACGAGGAAGGCAGTGGCGCAGTTTGGGCATACCAGCACTTTGTGTGCGTCTTGTGGGGTCTGGGCGAACAGCGGACCTAAGCGTTCACGCTCGGCATACTCCTTCAGTTTTTCAAAGCTCACCTTGGGCTCTTCGATGATTGTGCCGTCTTGAGCCATGCGATAGAAGAAGTCGCGAGGGTCAACGTCTATTGCCCAGGCTATCTTGTATATGGTGGAGAGCGTAGGATTGCCCGAAGTCATTTGCGACACGGCAGCCTTGGTCACACCCAGACGTTCTGCCACTTGCTGAGTGGTGAATCCCTTTCGGTGAACGGTCTCCATAATGTTCAGTTCCGTAACGGGAGCGTATGGCTGCACCACCTTGCGCCCATCTTTCTTTATCTCGATGTCTATCATATATATAGTGTTTTGTGTTGTTTATAACGCAAAGTTAAGATATTTTGCTTTTATGCGCAGGACATTGTGCGTATTTCGTCGTTTTTGTGTAAGTTTGGTCTATTGATTAAGTGTTTTGGTATAGGTTGATGTTGTTTTAACGTACTAAACATGAGCGTTTTAATCTGTTTGTTCCCCAAAATAATCGTTGTAATTTGGGTTTTCTCGAAAGTGGCAGCACGTAGGTTGCTACCCATAAAACCATGTAAATTTTTAAGAATTAGAGCAAAGGTGTTGTTTTGAACGGCTCAACCTCACAAGCGACCAACCACCGCACTGAGACCCCTTGGCTTAGTGTCGGTTAGTAAAATCTTATTATATATGCTAACGAGTATAAAGGGGGGGGCTGTGGTGGTCTGTGGTGGTCGTGAATGTGCCTTATATATAATAAGGTGTAATAATAAAATAATACAAAAATAAATACCCGTATGAAAAAATCCTTATTTTTATTTGGCGGTGTTAGATTATTTTCATACCTTTGCAGCAGTTAAAGAAAAAAACCAAATAGTAACAAATAAAATACTTTAAGATTATGAACAAAAGACAATTTTCGTTGTTAATCGCGCTTGCAACAATAGCAACTAACAACAAGGAAGGATTTACAGTAAATGCAGCAACTTTGCAACCAATTACAACAGGGTACGCTGTAGCCATCGCAGCAACACAAAATTCGTTTGGTCTCGAAGGCCTTGCGAACGTTGTAAGATACGTTAGCGAACACCCTGAAATAAATGCTTTTGGCGGTTGGTATAATAGCCGAAATAATATGTATTATTTTGACGCTACAATGATTGTTAAGGATTTGAAAACAGCTATAGAAATCGGGCGTGCAAATAAACAGCTTGCAATTTTTGATCTTGCGAACGGCTTACCTATCGACTTATAATACATGAAGAGGACCGGCGCCGCCGGTCCTTACATTCAACAAATTAAATATTATATATTATGATATACAACAAAGAAATTAACGGCGTTAAATTTTCGCTTGTTTGTGAATCTTGGTGCACTCGAAACTTTTGGGGGCACAGAGTAACTTTGTATAAAAATGATACCGCAGAAGTTGGGAGTATAAAAATACGCTATTATAATAGAACTTGGGAGGAATACCAATACCAAAGCGCAATAAAAGGCGTTATATATAATGCCATTCAAGAAATTAAAGCGGTTGCAAAGAAAGCGTTTTTAACTTTGCATAACTACAAACTTTTGACGAAAAAACGCGCCGCCGAATTTACCGAATATCTTGCAAAGGATTTAGAATATAATACATATAAAGAACTTTTTGAAATGTTCTAATTGTTTGACGTGCTGCGAATTTGCAGCACGTTTTTTTGTATCTCGTTGTATGGTGCTGTATGGTGTCCCCTGGTGCCCCACTCCATCACATTACACACATTATATAATATCACAGATATTAGAGTATTTGAGGCGGTGCCTACTCATTATAGATATTATAGAGCATCACTGATATTATGTTTTTTATATTGTTTGCATTATATAATAAGGTGTAATAATAAAATAATATGAAAATAAATATTTGTATGAAAATTTTTTTATTTTCATTTGGCAGTGTTAGATTATTTTCATACCTTTGCAGCAGTTAAAGAAATAAACCAAAATAGTAACAAATAAAATACAAAGATTATGAAAACAATGTATTTAATGGAACATTACGCCATCAACCGCAAGAACGGAGTCCGAACGTATATAGGTTCGGCATGTGTTGAGTTCCGCGTTAAAAACCTTGTTATGAAGTCTGTGAGAAATCATGGTTATCAGTATAACAGGAGTAAGAAGGCTTACATCCTGGAGGCTGATTCCGTTGAGTCGTGCACCGACAAGGCCATCACAGTGAAGTCTTATGCAATATAATTATAACAACTTTAATACTTTACAGATTATGGCAAGAATCACTAAAAAACAGGAGTTCGACGAGCTTTCCAAGTTCGGTTGCGCTTTCCTTCAGACCAACAATTATGGGGGCTATTGCATCGTTATAGATGATGGCGGGGAACAGGTATTGTGGCGCGACTGCACCAGCAGAAACGAGCATACGGCGCGACGTTGGCAGCGCATCAAATACACTTGCCCGCGTGATCCTGAAACCGAATCGCGTCCGTACCTTACTATATACGGCATCCGCTATTATTTAGACGACTTCATGCGCTGCGCCTAACCATACCAGGGAGGCTCCGGCCTCCCCTATTATAGAAAACATATAACATCACCAACTTTATAAATACTTTACTGATTATGAGTACACCGAATTTTGCATTAACAAATGCTTCACGTTATTTCGTGTTAGGAATGCCTGTATATTACACACAGGAAGAAATAGACGAGCGCGAACTCGACCAGGACCTTTTAGGCGAGTTTGACGAGATAGGCACAGAATTTAATTATGATGCCGTCAGAGGCAATGTAGCCTACGAACTGAAGGCGAAGGGATGGCACGATATAGCGGACTGTGACGGCGATCGCAATTATCCAACGTCTCTATTTTCAGAAAAAACGGTATCTATTAAGTGCGGCGACAATTCGATCGACATCACCATTCAAGCCGGCTGCACGTCTGGTTATTACCAGGCAGCCAATTTTGATTGGTTTGTAAATATCAAGACCTACAGAAAGGTAGATTATTATTACGAAACGTGTGATTATGATTACAACGACCTGTCAGCCGACGACGTGATCAACGACGATTGGTACGAGAACAAAGGCATGAGCAAGATTCACGCGGCACACATTCTCCGCAAAATCGAGTCTATTATAGACGACTTGAAAAATGAGGCTGAGCTTGCCTTCTCACAGTATTGCGACGAGGAGTTGTTTTGCGATTTTATCGCCTTCAACGGTGAAGCCGGCTACAGCAAGATGGGCAAACGCCTCTGGCAAGAAGTAGAAGAACTGAATAAGAAAACCGCTTAAACAATATCATCATGGCACCAACTATTATAATATCACGCACAACGAGCACACGTGCCCTTCTCACGGCTTTATTTGCCGTCGTCGTGTTACTCGTCAGTCGCACGGTAGAAAACGCCCTGGCAGCCCTTAAAACGGCTCGCCAGTGGCTCCAGTCGCAGCACAGCTTTTATGGAGAAGATGGCGATCCCATCAAGTGCACCGGCTGGCAGTTCGTCGGCTACAATATCATTGCAGCGGTAGTGGCAATATTGCTCTGCATAAAGTATTAACCGCCTTATTATCGGCAAGTCAACATATCACCAACTTTTAAAATTTACAGATTATGGCACAGATAGCATTATTCAACGTTACTAACGATTCACAGTATTTACCGCAGCGTCGCGACATATTCAACGAGGCACGATGGAAGGAGGCGAAACGCCTCCTGGCACAGGCCCTGAAGTTGACAAGCAAGGAGGCAGGCAGATATACGTCGCGCTTCCTCCAGGATAGAATGGTCGGTGGAGACTTCCCGGCACCAGCAGGAGGCTATCACAATGGCATCACATGTATTGCCAACGGCGGCGAACACAGCCAGCAGAGAGGCGAGTTTACTGTGTACGATATTATAGGCAGCTCGTATATTTACGAGGCTCCGACAGGCGATTTGTGTATTGCCAATATTCCAGAGGATGGCCAAACGGAATACTACCGTATAGCCGTATTGTCTTACTAATCATCATTCACGGGCTGCGACTGGCAGCAGGGCAGCCCTATTATAGAACACTTTTAAAATTGAGAATATTATGAACGAGATATTTGTCGAAGTAAAAAATCCTATTTGCAAAGATGGCTCGGTGTGGCTGTGGGAGTCTGAAAGCATAGAGATGGTGCGCTGCCTCGCATCCAAAGAAGATGCACAGAATTATATAGATCTGCATCATCAGTTTTGCCGTGAACGCGGCATGAAGGAAAAATCCTACAGCATCGGCACGCAGGCGGACTTTAGGGCGGCTGTAAAGAAGTATGAAGCCGACAAGAAGGCCAACGAGGTGAAGGAGTACGGCAAGCACGTTGACGCATTGATAGAGCGCAGACTGCTTGAAATTAAGGCCCTGGACGGACTTATTCAGGTGTGCCGTAAGTTTGACGGAAAGGTGCTTAATAAACGCTTCCACGATGCCGTAAAGGACGTGACGGGCTTTTATAGTTCGTTCGGAGAATACCGCTTCGATTTGGAATGCTACGATTATTACAACTATACAGAGTATCGCCCTAACGTCTCATTGTCCGCCGACTGGAGCCACGGCATCAACCGTTACACCGGCAAGAAGAAGGAAGTGAATCCGAACGACTGGCAGTGGAACACTGGCGACCGTCTGGAGGCAGAAAAAGCGGTTGCTGTTATAGAGCATTACAAAAACGGCCGACTTGCCGAAATCGAGAGATTGAAGGCTTCAAAAAAGAAGTATGCAGCCTATCTGCGACTTGCACGAAAAGCGGAGGCGATAATGAAGGATATGGAAGGTTACGACTACGAGATCCGCGAGTATGCCAAAGAGAAGGCATTAAGCCAGTATAGCCGCCACTCCTACTTCTGGAAGGGCTATTAATCATCATTCATGGAGCTGCGCCTGGCAGCAGGGCAGCCCCTATTATAGAACACGTAAAATTTTGAGCATTTATGACAATAGATAATTTAACCGCTTCACAGCGTGAACAGCTGAAAATAACCGTACTTGAGGACGTACTCGGACATGAACCAAGCTGGGGCGAAATAGCCTGGGCAGACGATATTGTAAGCGACGAGTATATAGAAGAAGAGTTTGCCGGAGTAAACTTTATAGAGGAAGACTTCGGATGCTAAATTACCCTATTATAGAACACCTAAAAATTTGAGAAACTCATGGATAAAAAGAAATATATAGATGTGTTGACCGAACAGGCAAACAAGCATCACAGACCGCAGGAAATGGCTCTGAGCGACTTCTGCGACTACCTTATAGAGTTCTTCAGCATTGACGCTTTCAAGGCTGGCACCGTTGAATATAGTCGGCACGTCTTGAGCTGCACACGGAAAAATCCAGACTTTGCCGGACTCACCTCTCAGTGGCTCGACGACGTAGCAACAGCGATGGAGCGTGGCGAATGGCTTGACGTGTTCGGTATTCTGTATGAAGAAATGTACCTAAGCCGTGGCAAGGCATCGAAGACTGGGCAATTCTTCACGCCGCAGAGCGTGTCGGACCTTATGGCGCAGATTAGTGGCCTGGGAGCCAGCGACCATGGCAAGGTGAACGACTGCGCAGCAGGTAGCGGACGCTTGCTCCTGGCTCACTACATGGAGAAGAGCAGACTGGACCATTCAGCCGGCAGACGTTTTGTGTATGTGGCACAGGATAGTGATCCTATTGCTTGCAAGATGTGCGCCTTGAACCTCATGGTACACAGCATGTATGGCCGTGTGGAGTGTCGCGACACATTGCGCATGAGTGAGCCGATGGTGGTGTATTATATCAACGAGGTTAAATATCCGTTTAACACGCCTTATTATAGCGTGAGAACGGTATTAGCGAAAAATCAGAAATAAGGTATCACGGGGGCGTTTGCCCCTATTATAGAACATTAAAAATACTAAGGATTATGGCAAAGATATTTGTAAACGAAACTGTAGGTAAATTGCAAAGTTTTGTTGGATTCTACGATTCAATCTGGAGTCCAGATGATGATATATATTATGAGTGTGTAGAAGAAGATCTGGAGAAGGATGTCGATTTTACCTTCGACTATAAGCAGTACCAAAACGACATCTGCAAAGCATATACGGAGGTTTGGGAATTGTGGATGCAGAAGTTTATCAGCGACGATATAGAACTGGAGTTCGTAGAGGTTCACAGTCCTCGATATTATAATTACGAAAATGATTCTTGTCGCGTGAAAATTCGCCTGACACAGGCTGCGGAGGATGCTATTATAGCCAAGATAGGAAAACACCGCGATCAGCTGGCTAAGTGGATAAAGGAAAACCACACAAGCTATGATGGCTTCTTTTCTAATCTATCCAACGACATCGACCAGTGGCCCAGTCGTTTGTTCGATAGCGACGAAACTTTTCAGCCTGCCTATCTCTTCTGTATGCTCTATTATATTGTCAAGACAGAATATTTGGCGACAGGCGAGACAGAAAGCTTGGAATACGAGGCTTGCGGTCGCATACGTACAGATATTAGTGTAACATCATATATGAAGGACATAGAAAAAGTTGCTTAATTATATGAGAACATCTAAAACAATTCATTCTTTTCTGCTTAGTGAGCAGAAAGGACACACACTCCTCACGGCTCAGGAATATCCCTGGAGCGTGTTGCAGGTGATACCTACCACTCCGGCAGACTTCGACCGCACGGTGGCAGTTCTGGAGCAGCGAGGTTTTGTAGCCTATCACGACATCGACCGCACATTTTGCATCATCCACCTGACAAGCGGCGACCACGACGGACAACACCCTGAACGGTATATCACCATCACTCAGAACAACTACATGCAGTACATCGAGGCATTGAAGGACACGATGGCGCAGGCGGCAGTGTGGTATGAGACGAATATTATAGAACCCTTTAAAAATGACAGATTATGAGAGTACCGAAAGATATACCTAACGAATTGAAGCGTCTAATCAATGCTATATTGAAGCGTGATGGCGATTGCGAAGGTTGGCTTAATGGATATAATCGAAATCCATGGGGATTCACCTGGTATGGCTCCAGTATGATTTGTGAGCCTCTGTTTTGTTGTTATGGCTGCATTGGCTATGGCATCAATTATAAGGGGTACACAATTCATGTGGATAATGAGCTGTCACGAATAAAGATTTTTGATGAATAGTATATTGTGGAATCCTTAAAAAATGACAGAAAATTATGGCAAGAATAATTATACTGAGTACCTGCGACGCATGGAAGTCGCGCAGTTCATTCCGACTTTATGGGATATGGGCGACTACGAAAGCTGGTTGTCGCCGACTGTTAAAGAAAATTGGTGAACTTATTGAAGATGGCACGTTTGCTTATGAAGACGAAACATTGCCAGTGAACGAGCAGTTGGCGAAGTTTAAGGAAGACGGAAAAGGCTGCATTACAGGATTTATTTATGATATTCAGTCTAAACTGAAATACGGAAATCTGGAGTGGGCCGAGCTTAGATAAACATCCTTATAACACAACCTCTTTTTTAAAAAAAACGACAGAAGATTATGAAATTCAAAACAGTGAAAACGATATTGATGGCTGCTCAGAGCAATCAGCAGCACGGAGTAATAAAGATGCACAGCGACTGCGTGTGCTTCAGTTTTACCAACGGCGACAGCGGCGAGGACGACATCACCGCCTACAGCAGCGACACGGAGGTTATTTCGGTGTTAGGCAAAGCTGGCAACAGCTATATCGACTGCGAGGCGATAGAGTGCATCGAGGTGTATAAGTAGACCATTTCATCCCGCGCCCGGCACGGCCCTTTGTGAAGGTTCGACCCCTTCGGCGGGAACGCATAATCATAATCAGAGTATTTTTTTAGCTGCTGGCGGTTCGTGAGGATAGCCACAGCGCCACGCCCACCACGGCAAGGCGTGGCACCAGGTTCGAGCTCCTGGATGGGCGACCGAAAATAATAAAATACGCATTAATATATAATTTATGCGTCATTTATTTGGTAGTTATAAATATTATTGCTACCTTTGCAACAGTTAAAGAAACAATATTAATTATTAAAATCGGGCGGCAACCGTTAAGCGGCGTAAAAATTATGAAGAACGTAACATTATCACCTTATCAGGTACTTTGGCTTGAGTTTATCCCAGTAAAAGGCATCGTTACAAAACACGATCAGAAATTATTAGGTTCTCCTCGTCTCGTAGGCAGGTCGCCGAAGACGTTCCGTAAGCCTGTAGGCACACGTGAGGCCGGTCTCGCATTTATCGAGAGTCTTAGCAGCAAGCAGCTCGACAAGCATTACACCTGCCGTTTCTTCACTGATAAGCAGTTCGGCATGGCGAAGGAATCTGAAGGCTACGCTATACATTACACGCAGAAGCAGATAGCAGAGAGTATCGAAATTTAGCAAAAAACTTATTCAGCCCTCGACATTACGGTTAAGTCAGATAAAGTAACCACAATATAGGCAATATGGAAAAAGACCAAATAATTTATGATCAGCGTAAGGCCATGGGCGAGAGCATCCGTGCGATGCGCACCGCCCAGGGCTGGGAGCAGGAGCAGCTCGCTCAGATTGCGGGCATCACCACAGCTAACGTCCGCAGCGTTGAAGCCGGCAAGTACGCCGTGAATATCGACGTGCTGAACAAGATAGCGGGCGCACTGGGCGCAGAGCTGAGAATGATTGAAAAGTAAAAGAGTAAAAAAAAATATTATGGCAAAAGAAAGATTTGAGTTGACATCGGGCAAAGCCTTGATGTGGACGGTGACGGACAATGAGAACGGAGTAGCGATTGAGTTCCGTGAAGGTTTGTTTAATGAGAGTCAGGAGGTGAAGCTGCTAACCGAGTTCACGTCTGGCGATGCTCCGAGAATGGCACGTATCATGCGCGAGATAGGCGACTGGATAGCAGAGAACCATGTGGAGGTAGCTCTTAGCGACTGGAAGGCTCGTCGCTCGGCAATATGGAAGCTATCTAATGAAAAATATTGGTTGGCTATGGCAGCAGCTACCAACAGCCTGATGTTGTCGGATATGGATGCGGAGCACGCTGCGTGCATGTTGTTTGCCGAAGTGTGCGACTGGGCAGAGCTCGAGAAGAACGTGGATCTGACAGCAGCCGAGGAGGAAAATCTGAAGGGCGTGTTGTCGGAGCTGACGGATAGCGAGGCGTGGGAAGTGTTCAAGATGCTGCACGTGTTCTGGAACGACAAGACTGACCAGGGCTACATGATGCAATGGGCAATGGACGTGACTTGGTGGCCGGCATGGTTGCCGGAGGAGTTGAAGGGAACCGACGAGGATATTGAAGAAGAATCGTAATGTCATGTACGAGATAATAGATGTAATACACGACTATCTTAAATAAATTTTGTTATGGCAGAACAGATTAGAGTGTGGAAGTCGAAGAACTTGCACTCCACCTATATGCTTGTATATCGAGACGAGCTGACGGGGAGGCTGCGCGTCACTCGGATGGATGGCAGGAAGTGTGACAATGAAAATGGCCTGATAAATAGTTATAACATGTTTGGTGGTGGTCTTTGGGCAGCTTGCAGGGACATGGGTAACGATGTTGCGGAGATACGCGCTGCCGTGGATCGTGAGATAGCCGAGGAGACGGCACAGCGAGAGCGTGAGGAGCTTCGACTGAAAGCGGAAACCGAAGCTAAATCGAAGGCTTTACAGAAGGCTCAGGAGATTAGGGCTGCGCTTGCCGGCACAAAGGACAGCGTATGTATCAAGCCTATTGAGGTGTTGCAGCGGTACGACCTCTTAGAGGAGCGTCTGGAACAGCTGAAGTCTGGCGAGTATGCCGTTTGCATCAACTATAAGAAGAAGGGCGTTGTTGAGCTGCGCACGAAAGCACGAACGACCGACCATCTGAAGGTGTTGGCAAAGGTGACGAAGGAGGAAAGAAATAGTAAAGCCTCTTTACATCGTTTTGCCGTGAAGGTGCGCGAAGCGTATCAGTCGGGCATTGTCATCATCGGCAAGACTCACGCCCTTAAAGGCTTCGGCAAGCGCATTGTGGACGCTGCTCTCTGCGTCAAGAAGAGCCAGAACACATATTACTCATCGTCTGCGCCACGTCAGTATTACGACAAGAACACGCTTGTGTATATGAAGCTGGAGCAGATAGAGAAAAATGACTTATAATGTTATAGACTATGGCAGAAAACAGTAAAACGACGAGATCGGCAGGCAGACCTGCCATCGGTGGCAAGAGACGACAATATGTTGTGACAGACGATGTGCACGAGTGGATAATGTCGCACGGTGGAGGTAAGTACTTGACGGAGACCATGCGCTGTGTGCGCGCTACGAGCGGAGGTAAAGGTGCTGTGACAGATTATGCGATGTGCATTCTTCGCGCTGCCACTTGCTTCGATTTTGAGGTAGACCTTACCGAGCCTTATGCTGACTTAGGATTGAAAGCCCGCGACATGATATTGTCGGAGGTAAAAGAGCCTGAGACTTACCATGTTTACAAGGAAGGAACGTGGAAAGATGGCGTTTTCAACAATAACATTGGCTCCCTTGCTATCAGTTCATCGTCAGAATGCCCTGAAGACGAAAGCAAGCGACGTTATTACAGACCGTCGGGAGACTTCGGGGATTATAAGCGTATTCCTTACAAGCGGGTGAAGGCAGGAGACTATTGTTTGGTTAATCGGTATGTCGACGACAAAGCACGAGTCGTAGGAGTATTGGCACAAGTAGAGAAGTGAAAAATAAATAATAACAATAATAAAAAACGAAATATTATGGCAACAAAGAAAGTTTATCCGTTTATTCATGCAGAGATGTTCGACCTTGAAGACAACAACGACAGAAAGAACGTGACGTTTGACGCGCGAGAGGTCGAGAGCTACGAATCATGGTCAAGTAAAGATGATGAAGATGAGAACGAGTGCGTACAAGTCAATTTCAAATCGGGACGGAAAATGTGTCTATATATGGAACTCGATCAAGAGCTTTACCCTGGCGACAACCTGATTACTGCAATCGACATGGTGCAGTACTCCCACTTCTGGCACGACAACGAAGACTCTATTCCGGACGAGGACGAGGACTAATGTAGCAACAACAACTTTTTTATACTTTACAGAATATGGCTAAAATTAAGAATTTTGAGGATTATTGCGCTTTGGTGGACGAAGTAAAGGTGCATGATTATAAGTACTTTGCACAGAACGCCCCCTCTATAAGTGACGAGGAATACGACGCTCTTTACTTTGCTTTGCAGAAATATGAAGATGCGCATCCGGATGAGATACTGAAGGACTCACCTACTCAGCAGTGCTACAGCGAGAACGGCAACGGCAAGCGCACTGTTGCGCGTCGCACGGCGTGCCTCTCGATGAAGAAGCTGCATGATGCCAAATCGGTAGTGAAATATCTGAGAGCGCAGCAGCGCACTGCCAATATCAGCAGCCAGGGCGCGAAGGTAGATATAGAGTGGAAGTTCGACGGCGAGACCGTGAGCCTCGTGTATCGCCGTGGCTCGCTCTCAGAAGCCACCTACGGACATGGCAAAGAGTTGTACGGCATCGACTGTCTGGAACATATAAAGCATGTGCACGGCGTACCTGCCCAGGTGGACGTATGGAGACAGTACGACCGTGTAGAGGTGAGAGGTGAGGTTATCATCTCGCTTGATGAATTTGCCCGTTATAGCAAGGCTGGCAAATCCCCCCGTTCTACGAGCAACGGCATCATGGCGAAGAAGGTGGCTGTAACGAACGAGTGCAAGCGTCTGGAGTTTCATCCCTTCCGTTTGATTATGGACGGTGTGGTAAGACACACGGCTGCTATGCAGGCTCTTGAGTGTAATGGCTTTAAGACTTCGGGCTTCGTGTCGGCTCTCAATCTTGAGAAAACGGATGCCGAACTGGAGCAGGACATTGAGAACATCGTGTGCTCTGCCGAGGTGGAGCGTGAGTCGCTGCCCTACCCTACCGACGGTCTTGTGTTCAAGTTCGACAATTACGACTATTACGACCGTATAGGACAGACCGATCATGACGCAAAGTATAATTGCGCTTTTAAGTTTCGACCGGTGTTTAAGGCCGTAACCACATATCGCGGACACCATACTACGGTAGGCGAAAAGACTGGCAAGGTGACGTATGTAGCCGACTTTGACGAGGTGGAAATGAACGGACACCGTTTCGCCCATGCCAACTGCGGAAGCGAGCGCACATTCCTCCAGAAGGATCTCACACCAGGATGCAAGATTGAAGTCAGTCTGCACGGCGATGTTATCGTGTGCGTGGATGGCAAGGTAGATGAAGAACTGACCGTCGAAGAAGAACCTATCATCGAAGAAGAACCTCTTGTTATTGATGAAGAACCTCTTGTTATTGATGAAGAACCTCTTGTTATAGGCGAAGCGGGAATTGTTCACCATCCGGAGCCTTACGTGATAGAGTCGGATATTAATCAGAGACAGGAGCCGGAAGCAGAACCGGAACCTATACCCCAGCCCGAACCTGAACCCGCTCCCCAGCCAAAGCCGAAGCGCAAGCGTTACTATCCACAGGTAGGTGAGCCGACGCTGCGAGAGGAACGTGAAGGCACGGAAGAAGCATCTGCGGAGGATGAGGGGCTGACCGTGAAGAAGGTGTTGGCGGGTGCACTGGCGGTGCTGATGGCTGTGTCAACGGGAGTCGTGATGTTGGCGTTTGCGGGTGCTGCGGTGTTCTTAATGCCGATGATCGGCGGACTGACGAAAGAATAAATCATCGAATGATACGAACTAATTTGTCATCATCGGATGAAACGGATTGAACGGATAAAGTTTGTGACATTCGCTTCATTCGATGACAATAAAAAACATAACTTTAAAGATTAAATATTATGACATACGAAGAAACAAAACAATATGGAGCACACTCCGTTATCTATACCACCTTTTATGGATGCGGTCATTATATTGTGAACGACCGTGAGAAGAACGACGTGACAGACAACGAGTTTTTTACAGAGGACGAAGCTCGACAGCGTATTGAAAAATTGAAGCAGCAGGGATATATCTCTGATGAAGAATATCAGAAATTTCCTCGTCCCAATACCAATACTTATGAGTTATGGCCGGATGCGGACGAGTATCTTGATGATTTGATTGCAGAAGAAGAATAAACTGTATTATTAATAATATTTACGCATTTATGAAAACCAGAAATTTGAGATTCGTATTGCTGTAGGTGGCGATGACGAGAGAACGGAAGTGAACGGTATTTTATTAACAATTTAAACTTTATAGAATTATGGCAGAAACATGGAAATTTCGGCGAGGCCGTGTATGAGCTGACGGAAAAGGGCGAAAGTCTGGTTAGGTTGCTTGTGGGGTAAGTGTATTAAATTGACTATTTGACTGATAATGAAACAAATGGATTTGTGGAAATGTGAAATTATGGGAACACACGAATACATAATTCCATATTTTCACAAATCCACAAAAGCACAAATACATAAACGCATCCATCCATAAATACATAAATATACACATTAATAAATAAAGACATCAATCAAGAAATTAATAAATCAATACATAAATACATGCATCAATAAATAAATGAACTAACCAATAAACAAAGCAATAAAACAATGAATAAATCAACATATAAACAAATAAATGTGCGTGGACGTTTGGATATATCAGTTTTAATTCTTAAATTTGCAACGTGTTACAGAAACAATGTTTTCTGCATACATGAATAGATATTATTAACTTAAAAATACATTTTACAGATTATGGAAAGACTAAGAGAAGTACTTGCCTTTGTAAATCATAAAGGCGGTGTAGGCAAGACAACAACAGTACAGAGCCTGGCAGCAGGATTACGCCTTTTTGGTAAGGGCAAGTTTGGTGAGGATGCAGAAGGACACAAGCGTTTGCCGCGTGTGCTCATCATTGACCTTGACCCGCAAGCGTGTGCATCGTTCCTCTTCGGATGGAGCGAGACTCAGAACGTAGGCAAGCCTACAGTTTACGACGCATTGGTGCAGCAAAGCAATCTGCCAGTCTATCAGGTACGCGAGGGCATTTATCTCGCTCCGGCAGCTTCACAACTTATATCCATCGAACCCTTCTTAAACCAGAGAGCAATGCCGCGAAAGGCACTTTATAAGTTGCTCGCAAAACCACTGAACGAATTAGCGGGCACCGAACTGGCAGACGAAGGAGTAACGACCGTCACCGAAGCCTTCGACTATGTGCTTATTGACTGCCCTCCTGCCATGTCGCTGCTCACATACAACGCGCTGACAGCAGCCACAAGTGTGGTATTGCCCGTGCAGCTTGAGGTGTTGGCGACAAAAGGTATTGCTGAAATCATCAACGCCATTGAGGAGACTCGTGAGGATCTTAATCCCGACCTCGACATTCGCGGCTTGTTGATGGTAATGAGCAACGACCAAACCAACGCCACAAAGGAGTTTAAGGCTTACCTCGGCGAGAAGTATCAGGACTACATGTTTGACGCTTACACACGTCGTGATACTAAGATGGTGGAAGCTCAGGCAATGCGCAAGGACATTTTCGAGTATGCCAGATATTGTAGGGTAGGGCAGGATTACGAAAGCTTCACAAAAGAAATCATCAATAGTTTTAACGCATAAAACATTATAGGGTATGGCAAGAGAAATGAGCAAGAAGACAAAGCGTTTCAGTCTGGAGGAGTCTGACGCTATCGAGGAGAACGAGCGCATACTGGATGCGGGTAGCCAGCAGCGCAAAGAGAACAGAGAGAAAAAGGAGAGTGGGGAAGAGGTGGTGAGTGCTACCCCTGCTCCATCCGCAGAAACTTCGGCAATAGACAAGCCGACTACTTCTGCAACAACAACGTCTGAGCCGCCGACACCGACAAATACAACATCTGCAACGGATCAGTCGGCAACCACATCATTCAGCAACGATATTGCGATGAACATGCGCAAGCCGAAGGGCAAGAAGACCGAGAACGGCATCACCATCTACGTGCCGATGGAGTATTACGAGCGTATCGCCCTGATGAAAATGCGCACGGGTGTGCCTATCAAGGATTTGGCGTTACAGGCAGTGATTGAGTTCCTGGATAGAAACAAAATGTAAAATCTAAAGCTAATCTATTATGAAGAAGATTATATCAATATTGTTCGTGCTCTGTCTGTGTATGGCAGCAAGCGCACAACAGCACATGAAGTTCATGGGAATACCTTTAGACGGAACGGTGGATAGTTTTGCTCTGAAGCTGAAGGCTAAGGGCGTGACGTATGATGCAGCCCAATCAAAAGCCGCTGGACCAGGTGTCAGGGTCTTTAACGGTAGGTTTATGGCTGAAGACGCTATAATTAGAGTAGCCTATATTCCTAAAAACAAAATGGTGTTTAGTGCTGTGGTTGAATTACAATATCCAACTGTAGAGTCAGCTCATATTCCTTTCTTGAACTTAACTGAGAGTTTGCAGAAGAAATATCCAAACACCACACCCGAGGAGAATTTAGGTCCAGACGGCGACGTCATTGGGCTGGCGTTTAATATTCCTGATGAAACAGGTGACAACAGTATTGGTTTCATCCTTCAAGCATTGAAACCATCCAGCTCAGGCCACGGTGTTTCTATCTTTCTGACGTACACCGATATGGATAATTTTTTGAAATGTGAGGCGATAGTCAACGAAGACTTGTAATGTGTGAGGTAAAATCCTACTAAAGTTTTTTACCTTGATGCGTGCGAGGTAAACAAAAACGTAGGTTTAGACTTTTAAGGTACAAACCTACGTTTTTGTTTACGAAGTCACTACAAAAGTGAGCCGAAGTCACTGCAAAACTGTGCTGAAGTCACTACATTTATGTGCCGTTTTCACTACAAAGTTGTGCTCTTTTGACGTGTAAACAACTGATAATCAGTGTTTATTATGCGTCGGAATATAGAATATAAGAATATAGAGGATTTTATAGTATTTTATATATTATAGAAAAATAAAAAAAATCACCAATTCTTCTATATTCTATATTACCGAAAGGTTAAGAGAAAGAAAATCAATGAGTTAGAAGGCAAAAGAGCACACTTTTGTAGTGAAAACAGCACATAAATGTAGTGACTTCAGCACATAAATGTAGTGACTTCGGCACACTTTTGTAGTGACTTACAGCTTACGACTCTAAAAAAATATGATATGGAAGACAATAAGCAGATAATAAAGAAATACATCAACACACCTTTTGCCTATGCCAGAGCACAGAAGGGACTGACTTTGCTCCAGCAGAACATCATGGTGAAGGTGGTTGAGCATTTACAGGTGTATATAGGCAAGTATTTTAAAAATCCTGTGTTGCAAGGTTCCAAGGAAGATCCTAAACCTATGATGACGCGCGAGGATAGGGATAAATTGCCTCCTGTGCGCATAGAACTAAGTGAGCTGGGTGTGGCTTCCAGTTCGTACAGTAGAGTGCGTGAGGCGCTAAAAGAAGTGCTAAATGTGCAGATAGAGAAGAATACGTTTGACGATGAAGGAAAACCTGTAAAACGATTGATACAGATATTCTCGAAGATAGACACTCCTGTTACTGATAAGGGGACACAGGTGAGAATGAAGTTAGGCGAGGATGATGAACTGACGGACGTACAGGTGGACCGTACACGAGGATATGTAGACATCTATCTGAATACGGATATGGTCTTTGAAATGTTTGACATGAACCTCGGCTACGTATCGCATCCCGAAGACATTGCGCGTATAGGCAAGGTGGACAACATGCCGTTGATGTATTATCTTGTCAGACATAAGATGAAGAATTTTAAGCTGTCTAAGGTAGAGATTACTCCGTTTGAAATCCGTGACTACTTAGGACTTGTAAAACGCGATGCTGACGGAAACGTGACAGAAGTGAAATATCCCCGTTACAGTATGTTTAAATCGCGCATCATAAAAACAGCCCTTGACGACATAAAACGTGTTTGCGATGCAGGTCAGATAGACTTTTACTTCGACATCAAAGAGGTGCGTTCGCGTGGCAAGAAGACTGGAGAACCGAGCTATATCGAGTTTGTAAAGGTGGCAGAGAAGAAGAAGGAAAAGCAAGGCCATCGTAAGGCTTCAGAAAGGCGACTGTGCAAGACATTATGCGAAATATACCCTACGCTTGACGAGAAGCGTTTGATGACTATATTCAAGACTGTTCCTGAAGACCTTTGGACTGATTTTAAAACGTATGCCTATAACGGTGTGCCCAAAGCCGTGGAGCAACCACATAGCTGGAACGGAACGATGGAGAGTTTCGTGTTCTATATTATGGAGCAGTGGATAAAGCAACATAGTGCGAACCCAGAACCGCAGCAGCAGACGTTTGCGTTTGCCGAAGCGGAGGAAGTGAAGCCAGGCGAAAAAGAGTGGCAGATGTATTTGCGTTTGATTGATAAGGATCTTGCTTCCGATTTGGGTAAGGTTCGATATATGTTGTATAAGAAAGGTTGTGTGCTTTTAGGAATACAAAATGATGCTCAAAGAGAAATGATAGAAGACCATTTTATTGATGATGCCGTTTTGAAACATGCTCAGGAGTGCGCCATGAAAATATTCGGTAATAAAATATCTTTGGCTTATAAAAATATAAAACAATAAAACAATAAAATTTTCACACCGCTTACCCTCCCCATAGGGTAAGCGGTGTTTTAGTATGTCCTGTCGGTGTCGGCGGCTTTTCTTAATTTTGTAAGCAGAAACCAACAAGACATATATATGGGCAAAATCAGAAACATTATGTTATGGCTTATGGCTGTAATCACGCTCGTGGGCTGTGCTGCATCACGGAAGACGGAAGGCAGCAAGAGTGAGGAGCGGCGGGACAGTACGGCGGCTGTTATTACGGACAGCGTAAAGAAGTCAGACGTAAAGACCGACAGTACCGTGTCTCTTGTTACAGAGGAGAGCCATACGTCCGGCACCATGAGCGAGAAGGGTAGGGGAGAAGAGACCATCCAGGAACGAGTGACCGAGAGCATGGACGCTCAAGGCAACAAGACCACCACCACCGACCGCACGATCCACCGCAAGGGCGATTATGAGCGCAATAGCTCATACGAGGAGCGACTGAAGCATCAAGAGTCGGTAATATCACGTATGCAGCATACGATAGACAGCTTAGTGTTGAGCAATAGACTGAATGTCGGTACGCATTGGGCGAAAAATGACAGCACGGGTGTAGTGAAGGAGAAGAACACGAAAGATATTAAGGTTGCGTCTGATGGGGAGAATATACGAAAATTGATTGCTGTTATAATTCTTTTTGCTTTTCTATTCTGTTCTTATAAGTATCTCGAAAAAAAGAGCGGCTTATGAGCAGGAAAAAGAATGAAATGATGGAACTGACCGAACAGTCGGAAGTAACCCTTCAGGACTTCGTTATTCCTGCCAAGATACAGGCGTTCAGTGACAAGTATAAGCCGCTGGACCATTGGCGTGAGGACTGCGACGTGTTCACTGATTATCAGCTCCGCTCGTATTTCAAGGCAGTGGTATGTCCGTTAGGCGACCCGTTGTCGATATATTTGCAAGAGTTGGCAGAGAGAGGATTCAGAATGAAGGACGACGAGTGCGGAGAGCCGGTCATCTACGCTGCGCTACGATGAATCCTCGTCAATTAATAATTAATAACTAATAATTAAAAATATAGAAAATGAATAAACCGCATTATTTTTACAAAGTGAGTGCCGACACAAACGTAGGCCGTGACATTCAGACTTTTATGAACCGCTGTCAGGAAGCCGAGCAAAAAGCTCTTGACTGGGCGAAGAAGCAGGGAGCCGAACACTATTATGAGTCGTCTGACGGCATGGCTGGTGGAGTAGGAGCCGTGGAGTTTGCCGACACCACTGGTCGCGACGGATGGGACAAAACTGAGACACCCGACGGACGTGTATTGTTTACGCCTATGGAAGGCACCGACTTGGAAAAGGAAATGGCAGCGTTGCCCGTTGTGAGCGAAACAGAACTGATAGGCATACTCAACCTACAACCGAAGCGCACAAAAGACAATTTGCCTTTGCCTATGACCTTCGGCGACAGCACTCCCATTGTATTCCTCCATCAAGGCTACTGGTATGCTGATGTGCCGTATTTGAGTGCCGACATGACACTTACAAAGATAGAAGAGAAGGAGTTTTATCGTTGCCGGATGGCGGCTATAAATGAACGGAAATAAGTAGTAAGTAGTAGATTATAAGTGGTTAATAATTAGGTTTTAGTTTTAAATTAGTTTTTTGCGTTACCCGTCCGTGAGGATAGGTAACGCTTTTTGTTTTATATGTTAGTCGCGCGTGGGGCGGTCGGCAACCATATAACCATCGGTCATGCCCATGTTCGTATTGTCGTTGCGCTTTGCTTCGTTGAGCATACGTGTGAGATCAGCAATCTGCTTTTGTTGTTCAGCGATAACATCGAGCAGACGTGCGCGTTCTTCGCTATGCCGTTCGTCGGCTTCCATGCGTTTAGCTTCGAGTTCGAGTAGCGCCTTCATGTTTTGGTCGCTAACATTGCCTACTACTATCATTTTTCCCTGATCCGAGTCGGGAGACTTAACACAGATAGGAGAGGTGTTGTCCGCATTTTCATACTCTTTATCGTCAGAAGATATAAGCCCTGGGACGACAGACGGAATCAGCGTCACATCCAACGGGTCGAGCAGCGCACGACTGCCGGCCTTACGCTCGGTAACATAGCCACCGTCAGGTGCGAATATGTCGCCTTCTTGCGGTTGTACGTACATTGCGCTTCGTGTTGGGTCGCTATCTTTGTCGTAAAAGAAAGCTGAGATAGGTACTTGGAAGGTATTACAAAAGCGCAAGATACTTGATACCGGCATAGGGCATCTGCCTTGCTCCCACAGACGCAGGCTGTTGTTCGACGTTGAGCCTATAGCTTGCAAGATAGTGTTGATGTTAATTCTGCCGTTGGCTTCCATCCATCTACCAAGGAAAGAATAATTGTACTGGTACTTCATAACTGAAATATTTTAAAATGACACTTTAACTGTTAAATAACGTAAATATTAAAAATAAAAATAGGTGAGCTATTGTTGTTTATATTTTAATTCTTAAATTTGCACCAAATATAATGAATAACTGAAAAATGACAAAGGGAAATCTTGAGAAAATAACCACGCCATTGCAATCTTTAGATGCTAAAGATATTTCGGTGGAAGAAAAGAAGTTGTTGTCTGATTTCATGCAGACAAAAGGCTTCTCGGTAGCCACTTTTTATCTGCGATTCTTTAAAAATGGATTCTCTGTTTGGGAAATCATCGGCATTAATGAATGTAAAAAACAATTCTTAGCTACGTCGGAAATAGCCGAGCTATTATTATCGTATGCCGGAGACGAAGCGCAGGGAGACGATAAGGGCGACAAGGGTTATCTCTACACCTTAGCTAAGAGCGACAAGGCTGGTGTTTTTTACGATTGCCTAAAACGTGCCCACACTGGACTTTGCAAAAAGTTCTTCGACTTTATGAACGAGCGCGGTATGAGCACAGGCACCGTTATCAAGCGCTTCTCTACTGATAATTGGAAAGAATGGGAGGCTAACGGTATCAAGCATTGTCTTTCTCAGTTCAACCTAAAACCTACTAAATAAAAATGATAGACGTTACTTTAGATTTGGAGACTTGTGCGCTTGCACCGACTGCTGCCGTGATGAGTGTCGGGGCAGTGGCATGGAATCGTGATGGAGACAAATCACCCTTCTATAATGGCAATGACGCTGTAAAATACCCCATATTTTCTGCTCATGTAGACCTAAGAGGTATGTTTGTCGATGGTTTTACTTTCGACGAACATACCGCCGAATGGTGGAAGCAGAAAAGCGAAGGAGCGAAAGCTGCCGTTCTTGAGAGCGATGACGATGCTACACCATGTTCGCCCATAGAGACTGTTGTAGGCGACCTATTCGGATGGATTAAGGAAATCAAAGAAGCATTGCACGACGAGGACGTGTGTCTCTGGGCGCAGGGTTCTGATTTCGACATCGCTATCTTGCGTAACATCTGCTATAAGTTGAATATAAACATACCTGTACATTACACTTATTTCCGCGATCACCGCACATTCATCTACGAGGCAGCCCGACTGATATGTAATGCGCGTGGCGTGTTCTATCGTCCGAGTGAGGCATACGATCTTGTGGAAGATTATAAGGACGTGGAGAAGGGTGCGGAGCATGACCCCGTGTTCGACTGCAAGCGCAGCATCTATTCAACGTGGCAGATGATGAAGAAACTGACTCATCTGAAATATCCCGAGGAATAATGCCTAACCACGAGTATCTGAACTATCCCTATATTCCCAACCGCCAGAACAAAAGACAAGGGCGGCCTACGCATCGGGAATATCTGCATCGCATAGCCTATACCGAAATGGTGCGTGATTTTGACAGCGACAATAAGGTGCTGCTCTTCCATGCGCCCTTTGCTTTGGTAAAAGACGTGTGTCAGAAGCTGTTCACAATGTTGCAGGGCAATGTGGGGAACATAATAGTGAAGAACGAGCACTCGTGCCGAATCAAGAACGGTAAGTGCTATTGGCGTGTGGCGGTAGAGATAATAGGTCTCAACGAGAACTTTATTTCGTTCAAGGATTTTGTGCAGATGATGATAAACAGCATGAAGAACTTGGCAAACTGCACCATCCGACATTTCCGCACGGAGACGTTTCTGAACTTATAACAAAAACAACAAATGTAAAAAACAAAAAGGACAGCATGGCGATGGAGGTAGCGGCAACGCCCTCCTATAAGTAAGCTACCCCAGTATGGACATCGAGCCTCGGAGACTGGTAATGCTGAAAAGTTTGGCGCATCGCCTGCTGTCCTTTTATAATAACAGCAATCATGTTCTATCACCCGATATTAAACCGTCTTGCCAACATCGACTTGCCCCTTCTCGTGAAGTCTGCCAACGAGCAGCGCATAGAGGGTCAGACCGCATGTTTCTGCCCTATCTGTAAGAGAGAGCAGAACGTGGATGTCGATGCCAAGCAGACTCCCCACTTCATCATCTATAAGGATGAGCGTGGAGGTATGTACGACGGCAATGGCGTTGACGACAATCGCATGGCAGAACATGGAGCCGTGAAATGGAAGTGCACTCGCACGGGTAAGACAGGCTACGGAGCCATCGAGCTATATGCAGCGAAGATGAACCTCCCGATGCACGGATATAGTCTTCAGCGCATCTGTCAGCGATTGGTGAAGGATGTGTATGGTGACACCGACGAGGTGCGCCGTGCCTTCCCCGAAGTGTTTGCACGCATGGACTATCGTACTCAGGCACAGCAGACCATCGAGACATTCTCGTTTTTGCCTAAGACCGACTTCTCACCGCAGGAGCTTGCAGCCCTTGGGTGTGAGGTGACACTCGACAAAGGTCTGCCTCGCTTCGGCTTTGGCAGTACGTTTACGCCCGACATGCTCAACAAGGACTTTCGTATATACTCCCTGCTGAGTGTCACGCTGCCCGACGTAATACGCGACGGTCAGCATGTGAGCGAGATTATCCACGGCACGCCTTGGAATCCACTGTTCGTGTGCTTCGCCTCGCAAGAGGTAGGACCGCAGAACTCCTACGGTTGCTTCTTCCGTCCTGCAATGGCAGGTAGCGAACCTATAGTGTTCTCTACCGCCGAGGAACACAGCGTGAGGAAGGTGAGCAAGTGGCTCATGGGCGACAATGTGTTTGTCTATGCTATGAATCAGCGAAAGAGCGACAATACAGCCGTTCATGCTGCCATACAGAAGTTCGAGCCAACGGAGAAATATACCCAGACCCGTGAGGAATGGGAAGAAAACGAGACTAAGGACGGAGAGCCTAAAGGCACGTTTAAGAAGACAGATGTCAAGATACCGACGGGCGAGATAAAAGCCCGTAACATCGTCTTTTGCCGTACACCCGAAGACGCATTGAGCGTATATTATGCCATGCGCTCCTTGCGTATCGACAAGGCAGAAGACCAACACTTTCAAGACTTTTGTTGGTATCATGTGGCTTTCTCCATTGGACGGAGAAATTTCTGGTACATAGAGCGTGGCGAATGGAAGCAGGAGAAACTTGATTTCAGCGGTGTGCAATATCAGAAGATGAACCGCTTTGCCGAGCGTGTGATAATCCTCTACCCCAACGACATTGCCTCGCAACGTGATTGCGGAGCGATAGCCACAAAGTTCAGCTCATTGCATTATGCCATGTTGCCTGAAGGCTTTCGCTCACGTTATTGTCGTCGCTGGCAATGGCTCTACGGATGCTCACCACGAAGCGTGCGCGACTATATGCTGGCATACACGATGAACGCAGAAGAGAACTTCCAGTTCGACCACGATGTGCGCCTACCGTTTTACTCCAGTTTGAGAGGAGCGAGCAACACAGAGCCGTTTGACATAGAATGGCCGCGTGACCCAAGAAGCGGTAAGCCGAAGCCACCTACATGCAAGGTATCGCCTACAAGATTATGGGTGTTTATGACGGCACACGGCTATTACCGAATGATAGACCCCGAGAGCACCGACCTTGTAGGACAGTATATCCACTTGGATAAATGCTTCGTGGAGTATATCGATGCAAAGAGTATTATCCAGGCAGCAAAGACGCTGCTGTTGAATTATACAAAACAGGCTTGGCGACACAACGACATCGAGCAACGTCTGATGTCGGATTGCGCCAACATGATAGACAAGACCTTTACGGAGAAGTCAGCCGGTGGTTTGCAGAGCATGGTTATAAACTTCGCCGATGCTTTTGATGCCAAGACGGAATATTTTTACTTCAATAACGTGGCGTTGAAGATAACACCTGACACCATCCGCACCGTGTCTTACGACGACATCAACTTCTTTATTCCTTCGCTCGCCAAAAAGCCGTATGACTTCACGATGAGAGCCTTCAAGACTCCTTTCATCATTACCGAGCGTCAGGAATATCGCGACCGACTGGAAGCGATAAACAAGAAGGAGCAGATGCGAAACGAGGACGGCTCGCCAGTGTTCTCCTACGACGAGATAAAACAACTGCGTGGCGACCTCATGGAATGGGCACAGACCTACCGCTGGGCAGTGGACTGGCAAGGACAGCGCGAGCAAGACCTTTGGCCTATCCTACGCATAGTGCGAGGCTTCTCAAACACCCTTTGGGAGAGAGAGAAAGAAGCGCAGCGCAATAAGCAGCAGCTCACCGAGGACGAGAAGGCCGTGATGAACGCTCATTTTGCCAACATGCTTTCGTGTATCGGGCGTTTGTGCTTCCGTTCGTGGGAAGGAATGAAGAACATTGCTCCCTACCTCTTGGAGGACAACATTGCCGACGAGAAACAGGCGGCAGGTGGTTCGGGTAAATCGGTATTGGTGAATACCGTGGTAGGCTCGGCAGTAAATGTACTGTCTGTAGACATGAAGGACTTTATGATAGTAACTGATGCCAAGTTCGCCCTCACCGACTTGCTTGTATATCCTGGCAAGTATCGTGTGGTGCATTGGGAGGACAAGCAGAAGAGTTTCCCCATGAAGTACTTCTATAACAAGGTTACTCAAGGTACCAAGGTAGAGAAGAAGTTTGGCGACCCTGTAGGTCTGAAGATGGAAGACTCGCCTATTCACGTCATAACGAGCAACAGCCCATTGAGCGACGACGACCCCTCTACGCTTGGTCGCTTTCCATTGGTTAGCTTCTCCGACCGTTTCGCACGAGAGAATCAGCAGAAACACCAACCGGAACGTTCGCCGTCGGAACTGATGAAGCATTTCGACCCGAACCCCGAAAAGCTCACCGACACCGACCGCAACCAGACCATATACCTCTGCGCTTTGGCAGTTCAGTTCTTGATGCGCTACCATACCTTCGCCATTGCACCGCAAGGCAACGTGCGTCGCCGTCAGATGGTTCAGAAGCTCACGGAGAGCATTGTCCGCTACTTCGAGTGGTTCTTCTCTCGCAACGAGGTTTATGGAGTACCTATCTGTACCGACGATATGTTCAACGAGTTTATGCGCGACTGGGCAGATGCCTCCGAGGGCAAGTCGAAGGAGTATAGCCGTGCCACCTTCAAGAAGAAGATATACGACTATTGTGAAAACATGTCGATAACGTGCAACCCCAAGCATCTCTTCGAGAACGAGAGCGACAAGCAGCGCAAGTGCTTCAAGTTGCAGGCATGGGTTACGCAGGAATACTTTACCGGCCGTGAGTGGGAGAACGACAACACCATCGAGCCGAAGTTCATCCGCTACATGCAGACTTCCAAGCACGTGTTCTTTTTCTATCGTCCCGGCAAGGATGCGATACCGAAGGACTACCGCGAACTCAAGCGCATAGCGAAACAATATGCCGAGCAGCCCGATCCGCTGCCTTACCGTGATGACGAAGGCAATATCATCTCGCTTACGGACGAGGAAAAGGAACGCTGGGAGAACAACAAGACACGCAAGCAGGGTAGGCGAATGGCACCATCTGCAGCAGCGACAACTGCCACGGCTGTTGCGCCGGATATAAAGGAAGAGGATATGCCGTTCTAAGAATCAATAAAAATAAGAGTGTAACATTTTTTATTTATTATAGATTATGGAAAAAATAATTTTACGTAAGGACTACAAGACAAGAGTAGTACCGGTTGAAGAAGCGGTTGGTCATTATTTGTCAAAAAGAGCTACCCGCACATGGAACGAAGATTTTATAGATGAAGACACTAAGGAAACGGTAACAATTAACCGTAGCGAGGTAGTATTGGAGCGAGGAAAACTTATCACCGACCAGTTGGCTAACGGACTTAAAAAGGAAGGCATTAATGAGGTTGAAATCTCCGATATTCCTTTCCGTGCGGAAGAGAAGCAGTTTTTCCCTCAACTCGGTCATGTAAAAGTTACTGTTCGCAGCAGCAACGGCGATACAGCTGTGCTTATTGTGCGTTGCGACTCTCTGCGTGGAGCTCAAAATTGTGCTATTGATTATGCGGAGGGAGCCGTAAACAAAATCTTCAAATCTCCAGACGCAAACTATGTGCATATCACTAAGTCAGAGCTAATTGAAAATTTTCATTTTATAGGCCGTACCAATGCCGACATTGAGGAGGAGGAAGAGCAACTGAAAAAAGCCCCTGATGCGCTCGTGAAAGAGCCGTTCAAGGTAAAGGCCAACTTTATAGATACAGATGTCTATGATCCCGAAGACCGTTCTCAGTATGGAGTACATAAGAACGAGATGTTCGTAGTATGGGCTTATGATGTAGTGACAGCAAAGAACATCGTATTCGATTATCTCAAGCATAAGTTCCATACCGTATATAACGACCGCGAGACTTTGCGTATTGTGGGAGCTACACAGTTCTATGCTCATACTTATGTGCCGGCAGAATACTGTAACGAGTATATCGAGCAGGAAAAGTTGAAGTTGGCGGTGGAGGAGTAGGCGTATGCGAACATTCCCCCCCCCCAGATGCGAAAACTGCATTACATACGACCACATAAAGTGCAGTTGTAGAGAGCAGAGTTCTCCTCTGTTCGGCGGCAACATCAGTCCGCTGCACCTCGCTTGCAGCAGTTTTGTAAGTCTATCAAAAGTGTATGCACCGAAGAGCCGTGTGAAGAAATGGTACAAGGTGCGAACGATGGACGACATGAGCGACAGCAGGGCGAGATTGATATAAACTTCTTAAATGTAAAGATATGATTTATGCAGATATTGAAAAGCTCGAAAGTTTTTGGCATCAATGTTACTTGGATTTTAGCGGTCCTAAATATTATGGACAAGCTCTTCAAAACTCCAAACGAAGACCTAAAAAACGAAGACCTAAAAAACGGAGATCTAAAAACAAATAAACATAAATAATTAACAATTAAACAATAAATAAAATGGCAAGTTACAACGGCAACATCGACCTGCTCTCTCTTAACGGTGCGCAGGTGTTCAAGGGTATTGACAAGAACAATCCCGAGCGAGTGTATGTCTGCGTTCCGGCAGACTTGAATGAAATCAAAGTGGAGCAGCATCCACAGAACCCCGACCGCACACTGGCAAAGATGCGTGTAAACATCTGGTCCCTGAACGAGAACTACAAAAACACAGTGCGTCGTTCGGCAATGGAGCGTGGTGACACAAACGTTACTGTTCCAACACACGAAATGCAGATTTCCTTCTCTGTAGATTTCGTTAAGGTAGCGGTAAAGAAATACCCTAAGCTCGTGGAGCAGGTGAAGGATGCGAACAAGGATCGTGACCCAGATATTGTGAACCAAGACCCAACCGACGAGAACACCCACCTCTTTAAGGCTATCCGTCAGCGTCTGAACAAGCGTCTGGCTATGCTCTATCAGCCACAGCCCACGCAGCAAGTTTCACCTTACGCCACACCGAATGTAGGCGTGGCGGGCGCAGCCACCGGCTATGTGGCTCCGGCAGAAGCAAGCGGCGTAGACCTCGGCGGTTATAATCCAGCAGAAGGCGAGGATTTGCCGTTCTAAGAGTTTTGAATTTTGAGTTTTGAATTGTCGCCTTTGGCGATTAGGAATTGTTCAATGTTGATTTGAGAATTGTTAATTCAAGACTCAAAAACTCAAAATCGCCAATGGCAATAATTCAAAACTCAAAAATGAATAACTCAAAATCGGCGCAGCCGATAATTCAAAATTCAAAACTCAAAACTTATGAAACTTCAAGTTCAATCATCCCGCGCCCTGCACGCTGCCCTCAACAAGTCGGCAAAGTGTATTGGCTCCAAGAACACGATAGCCATTCTCGACAATGTGCTGCTGACGCGCAACGAAGGCGGTCAGTTCTTCCTTACATCATCCACCACCGAAGCGCAGCTTACAATCCCTGCGCCACTCACATTGTGCGGCGGCAAGTTCGACAAGCCGATAGTGTTGCCCATCAAGATGCTCAGTTCGTTCTTAGGCACATTGCCCGACTGTGTTGTCACGCTCGACGTAGTAGATGACGGTCAGACGTTCACCGTAGAGTATTGCACCGGCAGTGGCGACAGCGTTAAGTCGGGCAAGGCAAGCATGGTGTATTTCTCTGGCGAGGACTATCCGCAGATGGTGCTGCCCAATAGTGAGAAATCGACAATCATCTGCCTACCCGGTCAGCTGTTCCGTTCCGTTATAGACACCGCCGACAAGTTCGTGCAGATAGACGAGCTTCGCCCTACGCTATCCAGTTTGTGCATAGACATTGCCGACGATCGTTCTGAAGTAATCTTTGCTGCCACCGACGGACATATCCTCACCAAGATAACGCATAACAACGATCCGCAGAAGGGAGGTAGCGACTTTTTCCGAAAAGGCGAGCCTTGCAAGACGCTTATCCACCGCAACTACTTCCGCACGTTGCCTGCCTTTGACGGATGCGAAGACATCAGCATCGAGAACGACGGCCACACCATACGCTTCTCGTCGGGCGACACCGAACTTATCTGCAAGCACATGGAAGGCAGATACCCTAATTACGGCAGCGTGATTCCGAAGTCAAACCCTTACTTCGTTGTGTTCAACAAGAAGGAAATGATAGAAATCCTGCGTCGCGTCAGTCTGTTCTCAAGCAGCGCAAGCAATCTGGTAAAGGTAGAGAAGAACGGCATGTTCATCAACGTATCGGCAAGCGACGTAGACTTTGCCATGTCGGGCGAAGATCAGGTGCTTATATCTAACGCAGAGTGCTCCGACGGTTTCCGCATCGGATTGAAGTCGTCGGCTTTTCAGACCTGCATCAACTCCATTCCTTCAGACGCAATCCGTATGCAGTTGCTTGATTCTACGCACGCCGTAGTGCTCACCGCCGATACCCCTGCGCCTAAAGTAATGACGCTTGTAATGCCGATGGTGCTTGATGATTAATTAATAACTAATAACTAATAATTAAATGGATGATACTCTACTATTCATACCGCCTTGCTGCGTAGACAAAAAACTGCCCAAGGCTGTCAACCAGGCGCCACACCGTCAGCTTACGTTCTACACGCATGGCGATGTGACAGTGGAGAAATTCTACAAGGCAGTGAGCCACCTCGTGATTGACCCTCACGTTATGGTGCTCACAATGCCTTGCCCAAAACTGGAGACGTTTCTGCTTCTGGAGCAGTGCTTTGAACGGGGATGGATAACCCACCTCATACTCTCCACCGTTTACTCGTGCGACTCTTTGCTGCATAAGCATCTGGGCGAATACGCCGACCGCATCATCTATGCACAGAGCGACAACGTGAGCTATTACAGTAGTCACATGGTGCTCTACAACAAAGACCGCGCCCTGACACTCAACGGACCGATGTTCGACCGTCCGCAAACCGAGGCCGCTCTCGTGTCCTACACCCTCGTGTTCCACCCCTCACATCTGCTTAACTCAACAAACGATTGGGGCAACTCTTTGCGAAACATCCTCTTCCCCGACGTTCTGCGTCAGCGTAAGAAATTATTTGCAGGAGGAGTGAAACTGATAAAAGATAAGGAAATAGACAGGTTCATACACTTGGAATTTCCGCCATTTAAAGAAGAATAACAATGAAACCAATCACACAATCCTACACTGAGCTGCGCCGATTTGTGGAAAAATGGCAGTGGAACGACCCACGCACGGGATGTCAAGTCACGGGCTTCAATCCGCCGCAGACAGCCAAAAACGTGCAGCGTATGCCGTTCTACATCAAGTTCCTCACCAAGACAGGACACGTAGACACGGGCACATGCGTCTGCCTCGCCGTAGACACCGACCGTCATCAGCGCAAGGTGCAGTTCGTGGAGAGTGGCGAGATAAGAGTTGTCAATGATATACTTGTACTGGAAGTAGACGGAACGAGGTTTATAACACATTAACCGTTTCTTTATTATTGTATGTACTACACGTTAAAGTATAGTTTTTGATAATAAGTTTTTTCACAAGAAAGTCACGTTTTTTTTATCATGTACTTATATCTATTTCCCTCTTGGTTCGCGAGAATAGAGAGGTTTTCATAGCAATGATTTAAACCAAAATATTATGTTTTTCAATAGATCCAACAAAAAGAAAATAAAGGAGCTTCGAGATTTGTCTGCCACTTTCGGCATTCTCGACCAGTTTGAACGCCGTGGTATCATCCATTGGCAACGTAAAGACAAGGTTCTTCTTATCGAGGAAGTCCTTGCAAAACTGAAGTTGGCGGAAGGTCGCGATGGATTTGCTCACTTCCTCCTACAGGTATCGTTATGGCAGAACAACCGACTCTTTGCGGAAGCCTACGAAGCTCATCGTCTGAAGATAGAAACCGAGGCCGTACGTAAGGCGCAGGCTCAGTTCGCGATGCTGACGAAAGCCGACCTTCAGCGCATCCGCCAACAAGCACGTGAGGAGATGAAGCCCATACCACCCGAACAGCTCGACTGTATAAAGGAGTTTGACATCCTTATTGTCCGTGCCAGTGCGCCGTCAGCCGAGCAGGCCACGAAGGAGAACGGGCAACTGCTTGCCGTGGGACATTTCGACGGACAGAAAATAGAAATGGCGATGTACGACGATGTGAAATACAATCTGTTTAAAGCGGAAGAGAATGATTAGACTTTCGTTAGACCGCCACGATTTGCTTCATGCCATTGAAGGTTTTGCGTACGGATCTCATTTGCGTCAGCATGTTTGGAAAAATATAGTATATGCGTCGATACCGCAGATGTCGGCAGAGGATATGAATTTTCTCTGGTTCTTTCTGCGGCGTGATATATTCGGGTCTTATTTTAGAGAAAAAGACGACTTGGTGCAAACACGTTTTGGTTATTACGACTTCATGCACGTCCTTGCGGCACTGCATTGCGGTAACAGATACAAGGTGACGCTTAGAACAAAGGAGAGAGAGGAAACGCAACACTACCTATGCTACAGATTTGATGGCTGCTACCGTCCTCTGCATTCTTATCAGCGCAGCAAAAACGGGGGGCGTGTCCGTTTAGAAAAGAAGGTTGAGCCGTTTGACCTCTTTATTCCCGACGAGAATATAAGCGTTGCTATAAAAGTCAGGAATAAAGCGAACGTGTTCGTAGAGGTAGATAAAGAGATGGAATCCTGGTGGAAAGACCTTAATATTTACGACGACTTCCGCCGGAGGTTTGGTCTAACGGTAGAGAAGTGCAACTTTTAACAATTAAAACAAAAACGAATGATAGCAAATATATTCTTGGGTGCACTGATAGCAGCACTTGCTGCGTTGGCTCTCGGAGTTGCAGTTTTCATATTTTGCGCTCTTACAAGTACAATTAAGGAAGATGACGAATAGCATACCATATTCGGCTCTGAATGGTAGCCGATTTGAGTTGTTGATAACAATTTAATCAAGGAATGAAGAAAAACAATAACAGAACACAGGTCAATGCCGTGCAGCGTTTCAAGGATGCTTGCAACGACATCGCCGAAGCCGTAAACAAGCAGTTGTTTGACGGCTCGCGCAAGTGGTATTGGATAGGTGACGATGTTGGCGGTGCGTGTGACTATGAGGAAGCGGATATTCTGAATCCTGACGACATGGTGCGCATCATCGAGAACCGGACCACCTACGACGAATACGCCGAGTGGCGAGACGCAAATCTTGACCATGCGCAGTATATCAATTTGAAGTCGTGGCTCATGGGAGCACGGCACGAAATGTTTAATAAAGACAACGATTATGAAGACGAGACAAGCGAAAAAGATACTTAAAGCGAGTTTTACGTATTGGCGTTATTTGGGTATGAAAGGACGATTGAAAGATTTTCGTCCGCTACCGTATTGGTCTTGCGACTTTTTTAATGCGCCAAATTGGGACGCTAAGGCTTACAAAGAACGCTTAAACCCACGTTTTCGCGAAGCCCTACGGGTTACACACGGGTTTGGTAGAACAGTTTGTAAAGTAGCGTGGGGAAACTCTATTTTCTGTTAGAAAAAAAACTTTTGAATAATTCATCGGATAAAACAATTTGTTTCAAATTCATTGGCATTGTTCCTTGGTGAAGGATATGGTTTGAAAGTAAGGGCAGTCGTTGCGAAACGGCTGCCTTTTTATCTTCCACTCGGTAGCACAAACCAACCTCCGCCCCCTCGGAAGAACTTGTAACCTAAGTACAGTGTGTCGAAGGCATCAGTAAAGTCGGTGCGCTGCTGGAGAGGCAGTGTCTCTTCGCTCTCGGGTTTCTTTTCGCCTGACTTGTCCTTATGGAATCCTTTGTACGAGATTTGCACTTCGCAGAGCTGCATGGCAATGATAAGGTCGGGGTTGTTCACCTGGTTTATGCGGATGGCAGGGTAGGAGAGGTGTGCCAAGCCGTCGTTGATAATCTTGTGTTTCACCTCGTGCTTTTCCGGTGCACCCATGTCTATCGCCGTCACGTTCCATCCTCGCTTCTCCAACTCGGCAATCACGGTCATGTAGAATCGCTCGTCTGATGAAGCATACGAGGCCCCCTGCTTGGCTGTGGAATCATAGAAATACGTCACGTCGCGGTTGATGGCTCGCTTGGGAGCGTAATAGTCGGAGAAGTCGGCAATCAGTTCGCGCAGTTTGCGCTCGTTCTTCACATAGAAACTCTTTATCACGTTCAGGCACTCCATGCCGTCACGTGCGTAGCCTTGCCCCACCACGAGCGTATTGATGTTGGCGTTGTAGTCGAGAGCTATATATAAAGGTAGCGAGTTGATGCAGTCGGCATCCATGCGGCAGTCGTTGCGCTCGGCGAGCTCCTGAAAGTCGGGCTGGTAGCTTTCGCTTGTGATGCGCTTGCCGTTGATGATACCCGTAGATTTTTGCGTAGAGAACTTGGCAGAACTGAGAGGATCTATCTCGTCGGGGATATAACCGTGAACATGGTCGATGTCGAGGTTTGAGTAAAATCCATCGTTAGACTTCTGAACCTTGATGTTGAGAATGGAGACAGCGAAGGTGTAGGGTGGAAGATCTCGCTTCATCTGCCGGATATAGTCTTCGCCCAAAATATCCACATTGTCGAGGGATGATGCACGGCGCACACAGAAAGCCACACGGCGCAGCTCTCTTAGATAGCCATCAGCAAACTTTTTTGAGCGCAGAAACATCTGCATTTCAAAATCTTCTTCTGGCGTAATCAGATACTCATAGTCGTAAACCAGTTCGGCATCATCCGCAGGAATGAGCTTGTAGTTTACCGCCATATCCACCATACTTTTTGTCACGTGCTTGCCATGATTAGGCATAATGCGAAACTGCCCCTCATGCTTCATCATCTTCAATGCCACGGCACGGATCATCGTGCGCAGGTCTGCCCCGACCACATGCACCGAGTGCCCTGTCTTCTTGGCATTATAAAGAAGGTCGTTGTAGCGTATCACCTTGTTGGCGTAATCCTCCAACTCTTCCTGCACCCACCGATACGTCTTGCCCTTGAACGGACCTGTCTCTACGGTCAAGTCCAGTTTTTCCTCCTCTTTCTCTAACCACGAGCCCTTGGCAGTGAGCGAGGCATCCGAGAGAAAGCGCGTGCTCTTATACATCGGGTTGTAGTCGGAGAAGTTGATGTTGCCCAAGGGGTGCGTCTGTCCCGAAAGAGCCGGCATCAACTCGTCCGTCACTTTCTTATATGGAAAGAACCTCGCCTCGTCGCCCACCATAGCCGAGAAGGTGTAACTGTTGGCACTTGCAGTCTGCGAGAGCGAGATAAGCACCCAGCCCGAGCCGTTGGCAAACCATATGTAGTTGTCGTAGTTCTTCGGCTTGAAGATACTCTCCCGCACATGTTTGGGCGGTCGTCCCCAGCCGAAATGTATTCCTTGCGTAAAACCGAACATACGTTCCATGGCCGCCATCGTACTCGGTATGGTCTTGCCGAAGCCTTGCTGACGCGACACTGCTACCCATGCACCGAGCATACCAGGCATGGAGTTAGAGGCCGTCCAGACGTAGGGAGCCACCAATCCGTCGGTCTTACCCACACGGCGGGCAGCAATCACTCGCTCGTCTTTGGCTCCCATGTATAGCGACTGCTGCTGAAACTTAGTCAAGTATATATTGTGTGCTTGCTGCATGTCTTTGAGTGTTGAGTTTTGAGTGTTGAGTTTTGATTTATCGGCTATGCCGATTTTGAGTTGTAGAGTTTTGAGTTTTGGATTTCATTCGGACGTTGAATAATTCAAAAGTGAATAACTCAAAATCGCCAACGGCGACAATTCAAAATTCAAAACTTAAAACTCAAAATTTCACGTGCCCCACGTGCCATTTATTGCAAGTCCTACACCTATACACCGTATATCCCTGTGTCTTGAGCTTCGGGTTTTCCTGCAAGAACTCCCACGCATCATCCTCCGTCTCGTAAACCTCCTTAGCTTTCCATGAGTGCTGCTTGCGTGTATAGTGCTCAGGGTCCGGCTTGAATGGCGGCACCTTGTTGAAGTATTTGTGTCTGTTGTTACCCATGTGTTGTTTATATTAAAATAGTGAGAGTTGCGCCTGCTCCAACTTTATGCGCTCGCAAGCCTTCTCGTAATACTCCTTGTTGAACTCGAAGCCGATAAAGTTACGCTTCTCGCGGATGGCGGCAATAGCGGTGGTGCCGCTACCCATGAACGGGTCGAGAACAATATCTCCTTGCAGACTTGAGTTGACGATATGCTTTTCAATGAACGACAGAGGTTTTATTGTAGGGTGTCCCCAAGCTTTTTTGTCGGCAGAATTAAGAGGTGTAATGAAATACGTTCCTTTTGTTGAAACATCTCCGTATATTTGCACTCCCTTTTCTCTGAAGAACAGACAATACTCGGTATCAGTAATGTATTTGTTGTTACATGCAGGAATAGGATTTGTCTTATGCCATGTAAGCAAATTCCAGTTACATCCCTTTCCTCGCACGAAATAGTCTAAGTAAATGGGTATTTGCTTTTGACTACACCACAAGTATATATTTATTCTCTTCATTACCCTACAACACTCGTCGAGAACTTTAAGGTCGAAGCCACTTTTTATTTCTTCGAGTTCTTTTACGTATCGTTTGTCGTCTTGTGTGTAAATTCCCCACCCATATTATCTAACAGATAGGGAGGGTCGGTCACTATTAACGAGACGCTTCCGCCCGGAATCCTTTTCATTCCGTCGAGGCAGTCTTCATTATATATTTTATCCAGTTCTATCATAATTGTGTTGTTTACGATTCCTCTCCAAAGTCTATTTTAAGCTGCTGAAACCTCTCGGCATACCATTGTCTGTATGACTTGCCCGAAATCCACCAGTCGTAGATGTTCTCCGCTATTTCGTTTTCTTGCCCCCCCCGTCAAGCGGTCAGAGGAGAGGCGACCTGAAAACCCGCGTTCGGCAAGTTTCCATATTCCTCGGTTCTGTCTCCCAGTTGCTGTTTGTCCGCATCCACTGCTTGCAGATGCGGAACGTCGGCATTGCTGCTCCTCGTATTCTTGAGATTTTCCCCCCCCCAGTCGAATTGTTTGTAGAATCGAGACCTGTCCAATGTTCGGGGGCGGGATGCTTGATGTAGCCGCCTGCATCCTGAGCAATCCTCTGACGTTTCAGAGAGGCATCCAGTCTTTGCGGATGTTCCACCAGATATATTCTTTTTTTGAATACCTCCCCGTTTCGGATGGCCTTGATAGCCTTAATCCATCCTCGCTTGACATGTGGATAACGCTCGTTTTCAAGCATTTTTTGCTTGTGCGAACTCATAGGGCAACCTATGCAGCCTATGCGGTGCCAGCCTTCGTCGTAGAGTGAGCAATGCGGAACTTTCACAACATCATTAAGAAATTCCCATACATCCTGCTCCGTCCAGTAGATGATGGGCGATATTAGCAAACTCTCTTTGCCGTGGATGCAGCCCAGCGTCTGTTCCTCGTCGGCATTGGTGATATTCACTCCGTCCGCCTTCGACTTCCGCTTCATGCGTTTAGCCTTCTGCTCCTGTCGGTATTCTTCCAGTCCGTCGAGGTCGCCGCTAAACTTTCGGTTGTTTATCTCCACCTCGTTGCGTTTGGCTCGGCGCGAACTCTCTGCCTTGCGTATGCCGATAAGCGTAACCTTGCCAGCACCTGCCGTTTCCTTATATTCGGCACAACACCAACGTATACGCATCGTTGGCAATATCTGTTTCTCGATGGCGTGCTGGAAGATTGATTTGCCGGGCTTTATCAGTTCCACTTCGGGATAGTTCTTCTTCACGAAGCGTATCACTTCTGGAGGATCAACACTCGTAAGGTTCATGTGACCCTTGAACTTCACTCCTGCCAACTGCGTCATGTGGTAAAGAGTCTGCGAGTCCTTGCCACCGCTAAATGCCAAGTAATAACCCTGCTCGGCATCATAGTTGAGCGCAATCTTTTCCGCCTTTTGCAACAGCTCCACCGAGTGAAGCATTTTTTTGCGCAATCGTGCCGAAGCGCGGTCTAATGCTTCGGCAAGCGTAATGTCTATATTCATGTCTTTATAAATTGATTAAGCTAACCATTGGATTCTTCACTCTTCGTTCTTCCCTCTTCACTTTCTGTCTCCATATACTCGAAGTAGTCCGGTTCTTCCGGCTTCTCACCACTCAGCAACTCCTCATCCTCAATCTCCTGAAGGTCTTTTGTGGTAAGACCATACTTGCGGGCCATGCGCTGCTTCTCCTCGTCGGTGTAGTTGATGCGGTCGCGCTTGACGATGCTCACGTCCTGCGTGATGGCAATGCGACTCATATCCGGCATCTCGTCCGTAGCGTCGCGCTCCTCGTCGAAATCCTTGTAGATTTTGCCCAGTGCCTCCATGCCCTTAGCCACGGCACGGTCATTGTTCTGCTGCTTGCCCGTGCGGATAAGCCATTCTGCCGAACCGAGAAACATAGCCTTGTGGCGCGGACTCTCATCCGTCTGGAAGAAACGGATAAGATGGTTGCACACCAGCACGTCGTTGTTTAGCTCCGTAACGGTGCGCGGACAGATGTTGCCCTCGTCGTCAAGCGTAATTTTCAGCGCGATCACCATTGCCTGCGCATCCTTGTTGCCTTGCGCAGCCTGATTGAAGAATAACTCATAGTCGCGTCGGGCGATATTGCGGCACACGGTGCGCGGATCAATGTCCTTGTTCTGCACCCACCTCTTGTAAAATTCAGAGCACACCTGCATACGGTAGCGTTGCTCCAGTTTAGGGAACGCCGTCTCAATGGATGTGCCGTAGCTCAACCACTTGTCGATACGGGCGAGCGTGTTTTGTGTAAGTCCTGACATGCTGTCATTAGTTTATTGTTGTACTTTTCTTGCTCGTAAAATTACGATATTCTCCGTCCTCCATACGGACATCCTTAATCTCCCCGTACCCCACCATGTCCGCTGTGCGTAGCGCCTTATAGCTATCTTTGTGGTATAAAAACAAGGATAACAACAACACAAAAACAACAACACAACTATGCAGAACCCTTTTTATGTTTCGCGAGCCATTGCCGCAGTGCTCGGCTTGCTCTGGTGCCACATTGAGCCATCAATCAATTTTATCACCGTGTGCTTCTTCGCCCTAATCATCGACTGCTACACAGCATGGCGTTGCAATCGTCGCATCTACGAAAAATATCGCGAAGAGATAAAGCGCAATCCCAAGTGTAAAATGGACGGTAAGCTGCGCTCAAAGAAGATGGCAAAGATGGTGTGGACTTTCTCCGTGCTTATCATGTGCATCTGCCTCGCCTCGTATCTCGACCGCAACATCCTCGGCTACATGAACACCCACCTCGCCAACCAGCTCACTGCCATGTACTGCCTCGTTCAGTTCGTCAGCATACTCGAAAATGAGAGCACCTGCAACGGTGCTGCCTGGGCAAGAGTGCTTCAAAAGATTGTGGCAGACAAGACCGAGCGACACTTCAACGTGAAGCTGAAGGAGCTGATGAAGGAGAAAGAGGAATCGGCGGAGTCGGCAAAAGAATAAACAATAACGAATTTTAGTAGCATTATGACAATAAGCAATATTCTTGAGCATTGGGCTTCCATCTACAAGCCCCTGTCTCACCGCCCCGAGAGCGAACGCCTCGAAGACCAGAGCTTCTTTCGCATTCGCTACATCGACCTTGAGAACATTTTCTCGCGCAACGCCAACATCATCCACTCGCCGTGTATGCTCCAGAGTGTGATCACTACGGGCGAACTCGTCGATGCTCACAAGGCAGTAGTATCTCACCAAGTGTGGTTTCTCTCTAAGCTGAAGGATGCACCTCAGAACCTCGGTCGTTATAGTGGCACACAACTCGAACGGGCTACAAGCGACCTTGTGGAATATTGCGAGCAACTTGTGTCATGGCTCTTTGAGGTGAAGCGTACAGGTGTTTGCCCCGTCACCAAGCGCAGTTTTGCTGACGATGCGCAACTCCTTGCCGAACTTCGCAGCATTGACCCCGAATCGGTGTCGTTCGGAGTTATGCCCGACATCTATGCTAACCAGTGGCTCATAGCTGGAGTAGACTGGAAGAGTCTCAAACCGCTTTACTCTTTTCAATGTGGCATGAACGGGCAGTATATTCTACCCAAGGACAACGGTCAAGAATAGGAGGTAGATTATGGCAAGATTTACTTCTCCAGTACAATCACCCTTCGCTCCTTTGTCGCGTATCGCTCCGCTGTATCTCAGCCAGACTCTCATGGACCTTGAGGCAAACATGCAGGCACAGCGCATTTATCCAACAGAGGTATATCGTGGCTACGAGGAGATAAACCAATACCGTAGGGAGCACGGTATGTGGTGGTCTACGGGTGAAGGAGCAAAGTCGTTCGACGGGCATATATATCAGGCAGACGATTCCTCGGGACTGCTCACGGTAGGCATACGCTACAATGATTATCTGCGATATGTTGACCTTGGTGTCGGCTTGACTGGACACCCGTCCGACCCTGCCGCTCACATTACGGCGGACGTGGTAGACCGCCAACGTCCGGCAAGAAATGCCAAGCGTTACATTCGCGGCAAGTGGAACCGAAGGCAAGGTAAGTCGCATCGCCCTGCCATCCTACGAACCATACGTCGACTGCGTGACCGCTACCGCAACTATCTTGCCGACTTCTACGGCTACCAAGGAGCTATTGACATTGTACAAGCTCTCGAAGGCTTTGGCGAACACGCAAAGTCTACATTCTAAACACTAACACAACACAAAAACAAATATGGCAAATTTGAAGACCGAAGTAATCCTCACGATGAACGGCAAGGCTGCTATCCAGGTGCTCGAAGCCCTGAGAGACAAAGCCAAGTCGGTTAGAGAGGAAATAGACAATCTCGACGAGAAAGCCCCCGATTTCAAGCAGCGCAAAGCAGGACTGGAAGAAGTGTATAAGGCTTTGCAGTCAGCAGAAACGGACGTTATCAAAGGTACGGAACGACTGGACCATGCCCTTCAAAATCTTACGTCAACATCACTTCAAAACCTCCGCAAGGCTTTGGGCGACGGTCGTCGTCAGTTGCAGAGTCTGTCAGAAGATGACCTGGAGGAGATCGAGGAAATACGCAAGAAGATGAAGCTGGCGGGCGACCAGGTGCGCCTGCTTGAAGGTCAGTACGTCAAAATTCCCGATGGATTAAAGAATATAAAGAATCAGTCGGACCAATGGCTCGACAAAGCCATCAAGCAGCAGCGTGATCTCGTGGGCTCATTGGAAAAGTCGGATGCGTCTTATCAGAAAAATCTCTCTACATTGAAGCAGTTGGTGGCAGAAGAAGATAGACGCAAGGGCAAGATGAGCAAGAGTGATGCTATGGCTACCGTTTCTAATAAATATGCCAATGCTTCAGAACTCCGTCGAGCCAAGACCACTATCACAGAAGTGCGCGACAAAACCGACTCTCATAAGGTGGACGAGATAGAGCAGTACAACAAAGCTCTGCTGGAGATAGACAAGCGTCTTGGTTCTATTTCCGGACAATTTGTTGACGTGCAAAAAGGCATAAGCAATGTCAGCAACCAGTCGGACCAATGGCTCGACAAGGCCATCAAGCAGCAGCGTGACCTCGTTGGCTCATTAGAAAAATCTGATGCCTCGTATCAGCAGAACCTCGCCACATTGAAGCAGTTGGAGGCAGAGGAGGATAGACGCAAGGGTAAGATGAGTGAATCGGAGGCACATCAGACCGTGAGCAGTAGTAATGCTTCGGCATCTGATTTGCGTCGGGCAAAGACTACGCTTACTGAGGCTCGCGATAAGACTGCCCTTAGCAATACTGGAGAAATAGACAAATATAACAGCGAACTTCAGGAGATAGAAAAGCGACTGGAGGCTGTGTCGGGTAAAGCCCAAAAGGCTTCTATGAGTTGGAAGCAGATGAAGCAGGTGTTGGCAGAGCCAAACAAGGCTTCGGGCGAAGACATCAAGCGTACAATGGAGGTCATCGCTCAGAAGATACAACAGCTCCCTGCCGGCAGTAAGTATGTGGCTGATCTCCGTCGTCAATACTCTATGCTCGAACAGACGCTCAAAGGTACTCGTATGTCACAGAGCGCCCTTAACGATATACTTACTCGTAGTAAGCAAGGCAAGGCATCCATCGACGAGCTGCGCCGTGCCTACAAGCAACTGGAGGAAGAGTTGAACCTGCTTAACACCAAGAGTAAGGAGTTTGCCGACAAGCAGAAGTCGATGAAGGAACTGAAGAAAAACATCGACGAGGTGACAGGTGCAGCAAACAAGCAGGGTGGGGCATGGAACACCGCCCTAAAGAACCTTACTGCGTATGTAGGATTGTTCTCGGTGTTCAACCATATCAAAGACCTTGTAACGGGAGCTATTAAGAAGAACTTCGAGTATTCGGGTTCGTTGACCGACATTCGTAAGGTTAGCGGTCTGACGATGGACGACGTGAAGAAGCTCTCTACTGAACTGGCTAAAATTGACACCAGAACAAGCGTGGATGGACTGGCGCAGCTCGCGTACGAGGCATCTAAGCTCGGTGTAGGAAAGTACGGAGTGGAAGGTATGGCCCAGTTTGTTAGGGCCGCCGATAAAATCAATGTGGCAATCGGCGAGGAAATGGGCGAAAAAGCCCTCCCGTCTTTGCTGAAGATGACGGAGGTAATGGGTCTTATTCCAAAGATGGGACTCGAAAGATCCATTGAGGCGGTCGGCTCCGCCATGTTTAAGTTGTCTTCAACATCTACCGCTACGAGCAACGACATTACTGAGTTTGCAAAGCGATGTACGGGTGTGGCACGAACCGCGGGTATTACAACCGACCAGTTGCTTGCCCTTGGTAGCGCGTTCAGTGCACAGATGGCTTCACCCGAAGTTGCAGCCACCGCCATGTCTAAGTTTATCGTGGCGTTGCAGAAGAACCATAACTTGATAGAAAAAGACCTTGCTATCCCTGCCGGAACCATTAACGATATGTATAAGGCAGGTCACGCAATGGATGCTATCGTCCTCATTCTTGAGAAGATGAAGGAGAAGGGCAACATGAATGCTCTTGGCGAAATATTCAAGGACGTAGGCGGCGATGGTCAGCGTCTTATTTCTTCTATGGTTACAATGGCTAAGAACGTGGATATGCTTAAAGACCATCTCTACGAGTCACAAGAAGCCTTCGAGGAAGCTACCGCTGTAGGCAAGGAATACTCGATGCAGCAGATGAGCGCAATAGGCATCCTCGAAAGAGCCAATAACCTTTGGGAGAAAGCGTTTGTTAATCCTGATGGCGTGGATGCCGTGAAGGGAATGGCAGAATGGTGGTATGAGATGTCGGCAACGATGACAAGCAGCCCTCTGCTGAAAGGTACGCTTCAAATCGCTCTGCAAATGGTATTATGGACGTTAAAGGGTATTGCGACATTACTTCCAGTTATCATAGGCTACATGGCTTCGCAGGGGGTTTACTCCGGATTGAAACTTCTGTATCAGTATTTAGTAGCACTCGGTATGGCTGGAAAGGCCATGTTCCAATACGTAAGAGCTCTTGTCACGGCTAACGCAGCGCAAAGTACGTTAAATAAGACAATGAAACTGAATCCGTGGATAGCCCTCGCGAGCATCATTATCGGTGTAGCAGGAGCTATATATGGATATACGCAACGAGCAAGGGAAGCGGCTGCGGCAGCAAAGGAGGCAGAGAAACAGGCAAACGCATGGAAGTCTACTCTTGGTCAAGCCGCCGTAGAGACCAGTAATCTAAATCAAAAACTCGCCAACTACAAGCGGATGATGAGCGAGGCAAACCTTTCACAAAAGGAGCGTCAAGGTCTTATATCACGATTTAACAGAGATTTCCACTCTTATATCTCTAAACTTGGCATTGAGGTAAAGAGTGTAAAAGATTTGCGCGACCATTACTCTGAGTTGGCACAGGAGGCCCAGAGGGCTACCTATTACCGTATGATGGAGCAAGCGAAGAAAAAAGCTCTGCCGAAACTCGATGCGGATAGAGATGCGGCTGCAAACGCTTTGTTGGCTCAGATTCAGAAAATGGGCATTGACAAATTTGGGGCTTCTTTCACTGATATAGACCGATGGGTACGCAAAGGCGCAAATGGAAATGCGATATTCTGGAGGTTAGCTAAAATGATGCCGGAGAGTAAGTCGGGTTTGAAGAAAGGCCTTGACTGGAAACTCGATAAGCAAGGTTTTGTATATCGTACGAGTTACGACGGCACGAAAGCAGGTCTTGCCGATTCTCATATGCAGTATGAACTCCGTGACTTGTTGTCCGCTGCTCGTTGGTATGCCAATTCTACGGGTAGAAGATATAAGAAAGAAAAGGATATTGAAGACAATTACCATAAGTGGTTTCCTAAAGGCTACACCCCTTACCCCGAAGAAGATCCCGGCACTCTCGATAACAACGCTCCCGAAAACAACGCTACCACTGGATCGGGTCATAATCCTAACCGTGATGAAAAGAATATCGCAAAAGACCGTGCTAATGCGCTTATCGCCAATATCAAGGCTTTCTATGAGGAACAAATGCGCAAATACCTGGAATGGGTGGCACAAATGAACGCCGATGGGGAGAAGATAAGTGAAGGTCAGCAGAAAGAACAGTTGGATTATCTGCAATCGCAGATGGACCGTGCTCTTGGCACGGCTCGTCAATCTATTGCTAATCTTGGCGATGGTTGGAAACAGTTCTATTCCCACATGGATGAGGATGTGATGGTGTTCGATGATGAGACTTCTAAGCAACTGCTTGAGTCAATAGGCAAAGCGGATGTTGGTGAACTTCACAAATTGTTCACAAAACTATCTGGCGACCTATCACGTGAAAACAACAAGACTCTTGCTGAGAATCTTGGTGCATTGCTCGACCAGATATTTGCCAATGGTTCTAAGGAATTGCGCGAAGCAGCAGAAAAACTTCTTGCTCGTCAGCGTGAGATTCAGAAGATTTTGAACGAGCATGATTATACGGGTGCTGTTGACCGCAATACTCGCAGTAATTTTGACCGCTTAGGTTTTCTCCAACCGGCCAAGGATATTCGTTCTGACTCTCCTGAAGGTCTCGAAAAGATGAATACTGCTTTTGATAAGCTGACAACCAAGGCTCGTGAGTCTATTACCGTATTGTATAGTCTTAATCCTGAGAGTGAGGATTTTCAGAATCATTTTCTTCAGTTCTTGTCTGTAGCCAATGAGGGTTTCGATTTCTCTGTTCTTAAAGTGCAAGACCTCAAAGCTCTTTATCTCGAACTGATAAAGTACAACGACGAATTTGCCGCAGCAGAGAAGAAGCAGTACGATGACGCTAAGAAAATTACCGATTTCCTTTGGAAGCGCGACAAGCGTAATCTCGACCAGCAAGAAAAAATGCGCAAGATGCAGAACGAAAGCAAGATGTTCGGCAAGCGTACAAACCTTCTCTCTAATCTCGGTCTCGCCAACCTTACAGCCGACCCAGAGATAGAACTGATGAAGGCTCGTATGCAAGCTGCTGAGAACTATTACGCTTTCGTGGAGCGCAACAATAAAAACCAGCAGCTTCTCGCCGAAGCCGAGCGTGCCCGTCAGGAAGCCGAGCTTGCTTATGTCAATCAGATGGCAACGGCAATGAAGTCGCGTCTCTCTCAGATGAAGGAGCTCGTACAGCCTATCGAGGATTTCGGTGCTGCCGTAGGACAGGCTCTTGCAGAAATGCGCTACGATGCCGAGAGTGCAAACGACGCTATCAAGTCTGCCCTTAAGTCCATGCTTGAGTCCTGGGCAAAGATGGCACTCAACGATGTAAACACACAAATGTGGAAAGCCATCAATGATGCAGGAGCCAAGCGAGGTAAGAAAAACGCACAGCCCGACATTGAGGCGGCGCGTGCTAATGCCGACGCTAATGCGGTAACGATGAATACGTCGGATATTGGCACGGCGGGCAATCCGGCTCATGTCATTGTGGATAATGAAACAAAGCCATCGGATTCTATTTCAGACAAAAAGACAGATGTCGTTGTGCACTCGGAACCAGGCGGACCTGATGCGCTGCCCACGGTTGCTCACAAGGATTCGCCTATGGCAACTTCTCCTATTTTGGTGCCCAACAACACCGAAAGACATGGAGCTGGAGGGCTTTTTAAAAGTGTCGACCCCGACACTATGCCTTCTTACCCGTCTAAAGATAAGGTTAGCGCAGAACTCCCCGTAAAGATAGGAGATGACAATGTTGTTGACTCTCATTCTAATTCTCAGGAAAAGTCAGATTTGCAGCACGAACCTCTTTCGCGCGTAGAAGAGAAGAGGAAGAATAACTTTCCATCTGATTTTCATCCTGACCAGTATCCTGAAATTACAGTTAATTCAAAGAAAGAAAGTCCTGTACCTACGGTTGATACAAAAACATATGAACCGCCGGCAAACGCGGCATTAAAACGTGCGCATAATACCAACAACCCTCAAAATGAAGAAAATCGGGAGGGTGTTGTTGGTTTAAGCGATATACAAGAAAATGTCCGAGGTATTTTAGAGGTTGCCAAGGATCTGCAAAGCAAGGTCTCGGATAGAGCAGAGGGCGATGTTGGTAGTCCTACTGAACGAACAGAGGAACCAGATTCTTCTGCAAATTCTACATCGTATTCCGACCCTGCTCATCGCACAAAAAAGGCATTGCCGACAGATGCTCAGGAATCTCAAGGCAAAGTGCGCAATTCGCCTTCAAATCAAAGAAAAGGTTCTACAGCGTTTAGGGGTACAGCGGAACAGGCAGGAAGTTCTGTTGCTGATGCCATTACGGGGCAATCTTCTTTAGCTGAAGCAGGCGCAGGAATTGTAATGGGAGGAGTAAATGCTGCTCTTAATGCAGACCTCGGTGACAGTAAGAAGAAAAAGAAAGAGGAAAAGCAGCGCAAAAAACAGCTTCGAGAAGAAAAGAAGCACCAAAAGGCTCTTTCTAAAGAGGTCAAGCAAGGCACAAAGGAGCGCGAAAAGACTACCGACAAGGGCGTGAAGAATATGACCGTCACAACGGAGCAAGGAAATAAAGAGCAGAGTAAAGGCACGGCGGTTGCACAGCAGACTATGCTTGGTGCAACAGATGCAGTTCTTAACACTACCCTCATTGCAAAACAAAAAAACAACGATGCTATGGTGCAATCGGATGCAGCACGTACTGAAGCCGAGATGACATTCTCTATCGCTGGAGCAATGGCAAAGTGCTTTGAGTTCCTGGGTCCGATCGCCGGTCCGATCGCCGCCGCTGTAGTAATGTCAACTTTAATGGGCTTGCTCCAGTGGGCTTTAGGTTCGGCTTTGGGAGGAAAGAAGAAAAACTCCACCAAAGGTCCTAACACCAAGGTTGTATCGGGTATGCTCACCTACGACTCCGGCAACGTGCAAGATCTCCGTCCATTCGTCGGTAACGACGGTAGCCTCTATTGGGCGACCGAGGACAACAAGCCTCACGATGGAGTGTCGCTCCTCACGCAGCCGACTGCCACCACTATCAACGGCCAACCGTCCCTTGTAGCCGAGAACGGCCCTGAACTGGTAATCGGACGCGAGACCACCCAGGCGATGATGATGAACAATTCGCAATTACTCAAAGCCCTCGTCAACTACGACCGCAACTATTCCGGTCGCCGAGCCTACGACAATGGCAATATTGCGGAAACGTCCGCCACAATCACCCCACAGTCGCCTGCAACCGACGAAATGGTGTCTGCACAAGCCAATACCAATATCGCGCTCCTGCAAGCCGTAAACACGCTCCTGCAACGTCTGGAGCAACCAATCGAAGCCAAAATCGACATGTACGGCCGTGGAAAACTCTACGACAGCATGACAAAGGCTAATCAGTTTATGAAGAACAAGTAGCCTTGTGCAACGAGCAGTCCGCGTCAAGCGGACTGCGATACATATATTCCGCAAGCAGTCTTCTCAATCAGCAAAGCATTTATTAGGTCGTCGCGCCGTTAGGTGCGGCGACCTTTTTCTATCATTTTCTATTCTTTCTCTTCCCTGAAAGAATAAACTTCTATCCCCAAAAGTCCAAAACCACGAATTTTCGTAATTACCTAATAATCATGGACTTTATCTAAAGTCTACTCTTCAAAAGTCCAAAAATCTACTAATTAAGGTTACTACTATATATAAATTTCGCCAATTTTCTTTCTTTCCCATTTTCAAAACTCCCGAACCCTAATTATATAGTTAGTAGCATTAACGCCTATGGCGTAAATATTTGACATTTAATGAATTAGATAGGGTGGTATTGGCAACGAACTGGGCGTAAAAAATGCCGTGAAAACCTATGTTTCTACATCTTCTTATATTTTTTTGTTATTTGCGCTCGTATAGATATATAAAAATTTCCCCTATTTTTAAACTTTTAATAGATAAATAGCAGAAAATTAGAAAGTTAAATCGTTTTTTTTAAAATTCATTGGGCGGTCACGAGGTGGATTTGGGGTGGACTTTAGAAGCGTTTTTCAAAATCACGAACTTTTCATTTTTCGGTTTTCTTTGAAAAAATGGACTTGAAAGCTAAAAAACGGACTTTTGAAGGTTCAAAAATCTAAACATAACTAACATAAGAAAAACATAGCCGAAGTATTGTTTATTTCAATTTTAATTATTAAATTTGCAACCGATATAATAACTTACTTATTTCTACTTATAGTATATGTTCGACGAGATATGTTCTGTATATAAAGAGGCCAATGATGCAGAAGGTCGTTTCGTTGACCGCGAGACGGGTGAGTGCATCCAGCAGATGACTATCCGTGAGTTCTGTCTGACGGACAGATGGAAACCGTATGTGCAGCGACTGCGTGCAATGCGTCAGGAGTTGGGCAGCAAGGCAAAGAAGATGCCTGAGTACATCGAAACAAAGAAGATGCTGCCTGGTGCTACACTTAGTGGGCTGTTTGCTCTTTACGAAGATGACAGTCTTACCCATCCAGGGCAACGTGTCATGGTTAGCCGACGAGAGAGCCACCTAAAGCAGCATACTGGCTGGCTCGCTATCGACATCGACTTGGCTGACAACACCCATCTGAGCAATTTTGAGAATATCCGTATGGTGTGCCGCTTCCGACCGGAGATAGGGTTACTTATGCGCTCATGTTCGGGCAGCGGATATTTCGGCTTGGTACGTCTGGCTTACCCCGACCGACATAAATCGCAGTTCAGAGCTCTGCTACAAGAATATGCTCCCATAGGTATCACGCTTGACAAGGCGTGCAGCAATATTGGGCGTGTGCGCTTTGCTTCATGGGATGATTCCGAGCATATATATATCAATGAACAGGTGATACCGTACCGTGGATTGGCTGAGGATATTCCGCAAGTAATACCTCAAGCCGTTAGGCAATCGTATCGCCCTGGGGGTGGGTTTACCTACCATGATGAATGTGGAGTGCAGTTCTGGGAGCAACAGCGAGTGCAGGACCGATTAATAGAGTTGATAGTGGAAGAACTCGTGCGCAATCATAAAAACATCACCGAGAGCTATGAAGAATGGGTCAAGGTGGGTTGGGCGTTGCGTTCGCATCCTTATGGTTTTAATTTGTTTCACCAGCTCTCAGAATGCAGTCAGAAATATAACGAAGGTCAGACAAACGTGAAATGGACCCAGTTAGGTAGCAGTAAGACCGTGACGTATAATTACCTTATCCATGCCTGCAAAAAGGAACTTGGAATGGAAATATATCAACAGATTTGTAGGCGAGTCTGGAGTGAGTTGAAAAACTGAAACGTATTCTATGGATATTTTATGGTTATTCTATGAATGTTCGTTGCGTATTCACTTCATGTTTACTTCGTATTTACTTAGTTTTTGATAAATATTTTTATTTCAGAGCAAGTATTATGAAAGTACTATGAAAGTATTATGAATGTCTTATGATTGTTTTACAAAATAATATAAATTAATACGATATATGAAACTAATAACAATTACCGGTCCGAGTGGTGCGGGTAAGGACACTATAGCTCGGATAATGTCGGAAATGACAGACTGGCCTATTATCTGTTCCTACACCACGCGCCCTATGCGTGAGGGGGAACAGGACGGCAGAGAGCATCATTTTGTAAAAAGGTTGAGCGCGGATGCTGCCGATGTGTTAGCATATACACAGTATGGTGGCTATGAATATTGGGCTACGGTAGACCAAATCAAGGATATAGCTATCTATGTGGTGGATGAAGCCGGATTGATGTTCATAAAAAAATGGCATCCCGAAATTCAGACTTATTCCTTTTACGTCAAAAGTTCTACTATAACACGTTTGGCAAGAGGTGTCAAGCTCTCGCGGATATTGCGGGATGTGGATCGTCTGAATGCAGCTATTGGGATTAAATTCGACTGCAAAATATTTAATGATGGGGGTATGTCGAAAGAAGATTTGCGCTATAAGGTAGCGCAACATGTTTGCTTTATACCATTTATTAGGGAGAAGCTCGATCCCTTTGGCGAAAAATCATCTAATCTTACTGAATAATATAAAATATAGAGCATTATGAAAAAAGAAGTTAAGCAACAGACGGATGTCAATACCTTTGATGATTTGAAGTTTTACAGTCATCATTATGACCGATTTGGAAAGATAGCGCAATGCCGATTCCCTAATGATTATGGTTTGTCGGTAGTAAACGGGGAATGTGCCTATTGCACTGCGGACACTTTTGAGGTGGCTATCTTACATAATGGAGGAATTACTTACGATACTCCTCTGACTAATGATGTACTTCCTTCTCAGTCAAAAGAGAATATCAACCTCTTAATTAAGGAAGTAAAGAGTTGGGATAAAGACCAATATTAGGATGTTATGATATACACCCCAAACAATAAACTAAAATTCATCAGCAATGAAATTAATAAACAGTTCAGTGGAGTGGTGGCAGCAGGACAACCTGGCGCGACACATTGCACGAGTGGGCAGAATATGCTACAAGGCAAAAGGTAAGCAGCCTGACGAAGGCCTGACGGACGAAGAGAAGGAGGCTTTCATCCAGAAGCGCGACGAGAATCGTTGCAAAGGTTTTTGGGAAAGCGGACACCGTTCAATGTATCGACACGGCACCATGTATTTCTTCATGCCCAACGAAAAGGTTTTTCCCAACTATATCTGGGCATACCTAAACGCCTCGCCTTATATCGACTATGCAACCAAAAACCACAAGGTGTGGATAAGCGCAAACATGCAGTTCCTGCTTGAGAATGGTGACTTGTTTACGCCGTTGAAGCCATATACCGTGACTGAAGCTGAGTTTATAGAAAAGGCACAAAAATATGATTGTGAGTCGGCATTTGCCATTCTTCGTATGACGTTTGTCATTACTACCCAAATAAGCACATCGCGTGAACTGAACCGCAAATCGCCCAACAGCATAGCCGAGCAAAGCACACGCTACTGTAACCTTGAGAAGAAAGGCGGTGTGCAGATAGCACGCCCATACTGGTATATTAACGGCACACGTTTGCAACGCATGGTGTATAGTTGTGTTTGCCGTGTGTGCGAATGGGGCTATAACTGCTTGCTGAATTTGGGATTGAAACCCGAGGATGCACGTGGCGTTCTGCCTCTCGATACATACACCGTGGTGGCATATACCTACACCATAGCCGAGTGGAAGGAAATTATCGACCTTCGCTATCATGGCACCACCGGTAAACCGCATCCTAATGCGCATTTGGTAGCAGAACTGTTACGCAACAAGATATTGGAGCGTATGCGTGTGTATTTATCCGATTTTGAAATTTAAACTAATATATTATGTCAAAATTAACATTAAACGAATATCAGGACAAGGCTATGAGCACTTGTATGCCTGAAAGCGACAATCTTTTCTATATGCTTGCCAATCTCGTTGGTGAAGTCGGCGAGTTTGCAAGCAAGGCTGGCAAGCACATGCGTAAAGGCAAACTACACATCACTACAATGCAGCGCGACGAGGAAGGCAAAATCCTGCATACGCAGATGTGGAACATCAGTGAAGAAGAACGACATCTTATGCTCTCCGAAATCGGAGATATTCTCTGGCAGACAGCCGGACTCGCCAAAGTGATGGGTGTCACGCTCGAAGAAGTGGCTGAAGAAAACCTCGCAAAAATTGCCTCACGCAAGCAGCGAAATGTCATTGCCGGTAATGGTGACGAGCGTTAGTTTTCTTATTTGATAATGCACCTTATGATAAATAGCATTAATTATGGCTAAATCCAACCCTATCAAAGCGAGAGAAGAACTTGTGCGCAATCAACCCACCATCTACTCTTTCAATTTCTGCGATGTGCCTTCGGATAAGTATGCCGAGACATTGGACGTTCTCTTTCATAATCCGGATTATAACGAAGCCGTTGAGAAGCGCAATCGACTTGTGAAATCTGCCGAACGTCTACGTCCAGGTTCAAGCGAAATGGCAAACCTTGTGTGTACCATTCAGTAGCACGATCGCAAGTTGGCAGACATCATGTATTCTTCCATCGTCCAGACAAATCTCCATTCGGAAGTCGGTTATGACTTCCTTTCGTTTGACACGTTGCTCAAGTATTATGTTGACTACAAGAAAAACGGAATGCGTGAGCGTGTTGACCGCATGGCAGCTAATCTTGATAAGGTCACATTCCTCGCCGATATGCTTGAGAGCATTGTTACTGACGTGAAAGCCGATATGCGTGAAGTGTTCGGCGGCAGCGTTGAGTTCAGTCAGTTTGATGCCGTACTGAAGGTTCTTACTCAATTAAGAGGATTCTTCAAGTCTGCCCGACGTGGCGATGCCGATTCTCCCGAAGCTCAACTCTATTTTGATTATTCCGACTCCATTAACGAATATATAGAGAAACGACTGAAGACGTACACTGTCAAATATCGCAAGATGCATCCTGCGGCACCGGTCTACACCGAAACCGATTTTGTGGAAGGCCTTCGTCAGTTCTTTGGTCGTAATGATAAATTCGACATGAGCGTTATCGGACATACCGAGTCAGGAGGTAGCTATATTGATTTGGCGCAGCTCTGCCTCCGTCTTAGTCGTAACGACATCGAGAAGGTAGAAAAAGTGGTTGGTAAGATGCAGTCTAACAAAATGACTGATGCAGCATTGCGCTACAGCTTCAATGTCACTGATTTAATTATGAGCCAGTACAAACGGCCCAAACCAAAACGATAACCGTTATGCCTAACATTTATCTTCGCCTACCCACCAGTCGCTGCCAGTTCTTCCGCAATCGAGACCCGAAGCACGTGCTTGCCAAGGACGAACCCTTGGTGTTTAGTGTTTATTCGTCTGAATACTTCGTCATGCGCAGTTCGTTGACTAATGCAGGTGCCTTGTCGCAGGAGGTCAACCCTCAATGCTTCTCGCATCAGCAATGGCGCAATATGCTTAATGGCCGTCATCCGTTTGGTGGCAATGTATTGTTTACGCGCGACGCTTCCGAATACCTTACGTATGATGAAGTACAGCACCTCAATGGCAACAAGGAATATGGAAAGAGTGACAATGAGGACTATCTTTGCATCAAGTTACCAAGCGAGATAGAGGTTATAGATACCGTCAGGGCTGTTACGCCTACATGGAATCTCGACCGCAGCGGTGTTTCAAAGCTGTTGGAACTATTGAACAATGACTTCAAGCGTAGCGTTGTGGAATGGGCTTTAGCTACCTTCGACTTCTGTACAGCCAACGGCAAGATTATAGCTCGAAGCAAGGCAGCAATGCTTGAGCGTTATCTTATGCGCTATGGCATTGACCCTTCTTCTGAGGAGAAGGACAATCTACGTAGAGTGGTGGAACGCTGGATAAAATCGGAGCACAAATTCTTTAAGGCTTATTCGTGTCTTGATATGCAGTATGAGGATATGTCTGAACACGAACATCATATAGACGAATTTCAGTGGTCGCATTAAAAACAAAGTGTATAAGATTGTTAATATAATTTGTAAAATAAGTTAAATAACAAACAAAGTTTTTCCCCATATGGAATTACCTAATAAATGTAAGGAGTTTTTTCTTGAGGGCATTACCGATGTGATGTTTTATCCAAAGGAAAAGTGTGTTATCCCTGTGCCGTTCAGTATGGCACAAGTGTTATATATCAATAATTGTAGTTTGCCTGCTGAGCCAGCTTTGCGCTTGGCTACGAGTGGCGAAAACTATGTCATTGTAGAGAATCTTAAGGTGAAGGTGACGCTCGCCAAACAGGGCAATGGCACTATATATACCTATGATATTAGTGCAAATGTGGCAAATGGAGGCGAAAATGTGCGTGAAGCCTACCGAAATATGCGTGATAAGGAGTATTATGTGGTATTGCGCAAAATGGACGGTTCGTTGCAGTTGTGCTATACCTTACCCCATACATTCGGCATTGGTGGCACCACGGATAACAGTCAGGCCGAACTGGCACGAACCTTCACAGCCACCACGCAAGCCTTGTCGGAGCCTATACCTATCACGCTTCGAGAATAATAGATATGAGCCATTTTTTTGATACCTTATAATATACTGTTAGAGCCGCTATTCGTGAGAATGGCGGCTTTTTTTGTCCTAATGTTAAAAACCTTGGTCTTTAATTTTGTATTCGGATAACACAGCGGAGTGGTAGCAGTGGCAGCTCACTTGGCTCATAACCAAGAGGTCGAGGGTTCGAGTCCCTTCTCCGCAACATTTAGCAACCAGGTAAAAAGGTTGTATTCAGGATAACAACACAAATACATTTTTACTAATGAAAGGCTTATTTGAAATACTTACCGAAAAAAAGTGGATGGTCAGTCCCGACTTCGTGCATGGTATTCGCAAGTCGCTTGAGCACAACCTAAACACTCATGCGGCTTTCAGCAAGCCGGAGAAGAACTGCGGATATGTCACAGCTGAGGATAAGGATGGCAACACCTACTATCCGGAGGAATATCAGATTTCGGAGGATGGCAAGCAGATGCGAGGCAACTGGACTTTGGATCTTCCCGACGACGACGAGTACGCACAGAACTTCCCTTTCGTTTCGGTACTTTCCGTTGACGGTCCTATCACTCGCAACGGTGGCTATTGCTCGTATGGTTCTATCGACCATCGCGACATGATGATGCGAGCAGCCGATCATCCTCTTTGTCGTGGTCACGTTTTCATTATCAACACTCCTGGCGGTTCGGCATGGGCTAAGAACGACTACGCGCTTGCCATCGACTATGCTCACTCGAAGGGACAGAAGGTCATTGCCTTGGTTGATGGCTTGTGCGCTTCGGCAGGAATGTATCTCGCTTCTCTTTGCGATGAACGCTATTACATGAACCCGAAAGATCAGATTGGCTGCATTGGTGTGATGGCAGCGTTCTACACTTTGCCTGATGGTGCAAAAGACGAATACACCGATGAGACTTACCACGAGCTCTATGATCCTAAGTCGTTTGACAAGAATAAGGCTTATCGCGACATTGCCAACAAGGACGATGATAAGGCACTTATCAAGGAGCTTGCCGAACTTGGCGTTGAGTTCCGTGCCGATGTTAAGAAGGCTTGCCCTAATGCCACTGACGAGCATCTGCATGGCAAGGTGTTTAATGCCGAGGACGTGAAGGGTATTCTGATGGATGGTCAGTCGTCGTTCATGGGAGTGGTGCAGCACGTCTTTGAGCTTTACGATGGCAGAGCCGAACTTATCAGTCGTGAGCAGACAGCCGAGCCTAATGGTGAACCGGAGCAGAAGCCCGAAACCGAGCCTACAGCCGAGCCTGAACAGGCAGCAACCAACACAAACACTAATATAAATATGGAGAATTATCCTCTTATTTGTTCTGCTTGCGGATTGCAGGCTGGCGAGATTGCCGTTACGGAAGAGGGCGCGTATATGAACGCCTCGCTTCTTGACAACCTCGAAGCCCACATGAAGGAGACCGAGCAGAAGGTGACTGATGCCGAGCAGAAAGCCACCACAGCGGAGACTGCTCTTGCAGAATTGCAGGGCAAGTTCGACGAACTCTCCGCACAGGTAAACGCAGCCAACGAAGCAAAAGCAGTCGCGGAGACCGCACTTGCCGAAGCAAAGGAGGCTCACAGTAAAGAACTGAGCGACCTTAACGCACAGCACGCCGAAGCCATTGCCAAGAAGGACGACGAGTTGAAAACTCTCACCGAGGCAAAGGATAAGGAGATTGCCGACCTCACAGCCGCTAAGACTGAGACCGAGGCAAATCTTCAGAGCGCTAAGGACGCACTCGCCACAGCCGAGCAGTCGCTTGCCGACAAGCAGGCTCAGATTGACGAGCTGACTAACGATGCCGGCACTGAGCAGAACGCTGGCAATGCTCCTGAGAACAATGGCGAGGGAGTAAAGGTCAAGACTTTACGTTCATTCGACGGTAGCAAGTACAAGACCAACGCCGAGCGAAAAGCTGCCTTCCAGCGTTTCTTGCATGGCGAGGAGGAAAAGTAAAGGCTCTCAACCAACACAAACAACAAAACATTAACAACAACACAAAAACACTACAATTATGGCAAATTTACCTAAAGATTTTATCGGTCTTGATGCGCTTCAGCACGTAGCCGAGGAGGTTTCTAAGGAAATTGTGATGGGTCCAGGCTATTCGGATGCCGAAGAGATGGACCGCCTGGGCATTGACATCGTTAAAGGTGTTCAGTTCAAGCGTACTTTCCACTTGTTCATCCGTAAGGGTGGCACCACACGTCGTAAGGACGTTCACCGCGAGATCAACAGCGAAGCTGGATTCTTGAAAGAGCGCACCCTTGTTGCCAAGCTTTCTTGGGACAAATTTCCCGGCAACATTGACGACTTCTGTGAGACAGTATTTGGTACAGACGCTCAGGGTCAGTTCCCTCTCTCTTCACAGGCAGTAGAGGCAATCCTCAAAGACTACGCCGACAACCTCGCAGCTAACTTGTGGTTTGGCGACATCTCTCTCGACAATGGCGACGACTCTGTTCCTGCTCACGATCAGGCAATGGCGCTCTACGACGGTTTCCACACCTGCATCAAGCACGACATCGAGGACGGCCTTATCTCAGAGGCTAACGGCAACCTTATTCCTTGCGAGGCTATCACAGAGCCAGCTAACAACGACGACTCTTCTCCTTACGACAACTTTATTGCTTGGCACATGAAGTGGGATGAGCGTCTGCGCAAGGTTCCTACACGTGTCTACATGAACGAGACCACAGCTATGAATATTGCTGCTGGTTATGCCAACAAGTTCCATGGTAACTTCCGTGTAGAGTACAACCAGGGCGACAACTTCAAGTTACCGGGTCTTTCAAAGGTTACTCTTTGTCCTATCTCAGGCTTCGGTGAGGGCGACCGCATGTATGCTACCATCGACAAGAACTTTGTTTACGGTGTTGACACCGAGAGCAACCAGCAGTATGTAAGTGTTCGCCTCGGTTCTGATCGAGATCATCGTGACCTGTCTTTCCAGATTCAGAGCATTCAGGGATGTGGACTCCGGTCATTTTTGCGTAGCGCCATCGCGATCAGCGACGGTTCGCTCGTTGCTCCTGAGTATGTAGCAGGCGACTACGACAACACCAAGCTTGTTGTCACACTCGCAGGCACCGACGGTCAGAAGCCAGACGGTACAGTGAAGGTGAACGGCACTGCTTACACCAAGCCTCTCGACACCACACCTAACCAGATTATCACTCTTGAGGCAACCGACGGCACCAACTACAAGTTTGATAGCTGGAGCAACGGTAAGAAGGACAAGAAGATTCAGCTCACTGCCACCGGCATGAACATGGGTCTGACAGCGTTCTTCAAGAAGGGCAGCTAATACCGCAAGGCGGTTTCTTTTGTCTCTATAAATCCCGGCGGCGGTCGCTTGACCTGGCGGAAAATAGTGACCGTCGCCATTCCTTTTTCAGATAACACAACACAACAACACAAAAACTTATAAGAATATGGCAGTAACAGCAACATGTCCTGAGATTAAGAACATCCTCGCAGGTAACGAATGCTTGGAGAATTTTGGTGGTCTTAGTGTCAACGTCTATCTCTTCAACAAGGCCGACCTCAAGGCTCCTTTGAAGGCAGAAAAGAACGTTTATCCCGCTCTGACCTCCGAGTCGTTCAACACAGGTAAGGGTCTTTACAAATTCGAGTGTAAGGAGAGTAGCCAGGGACACACTTTTGAGTCGCTTGGTCGCCGCAAAGGTTTCAAGCAGCAGCTCGACTACGTGCTTGAGAGCGTAAATGCAGAGTCGGCAGAAGTAGCTCGTGCTCTGAACAACCTCGACCTTGGCTACATCATCCAGGATGGCGAGAAGAGTATCATCGTGTATGACGCTCAGCACAAGTTTGAGTATGCTTCGGGTGGCATTAAGGGCGACACGGGCAAGAAGGCCGACGATGAACGTCAGGTGGAACTGTCGGGTTCTCTGCAACCCACAGCATACGGACGTTATGAGATTACAGAGCCTGAGACCGGCGGTTGGGATTCGCTCCTTGCATCAAAAAAAGGATAAGCGATATTGAGACACAGAGCGAAAGCAATATCGCCACACAGCAGCTCGACGATGCCGACTCTTCCTTCTTCAGCGTAAGCGACGGAGAGGAAGGCGCAACGGCAAAGAAGAGCAAGAAGTAATCGCTCATACGAGAAAGATTTTTCCTTCATACGACAAATCCCTGCATCAATCCTTTATATATAAAAGGTGTGGATGCAGGAATTTTTTTGTTCTATATATATTAGTATTCTGATAAATTTATGCTAAAATTAGCGTTTTTAATACAAAATCTAAAGCAAATAAGACAATAGTCTTTAATTTTGTAATTAGAAACGCTTTTTTGATAATATTGTTGTAAACGTAGAATAACTAAAAATATAGGATTTATGGAACTAAGACTTTTACGTTCTTTTGTGAACGTTGCAGAAACTAAGTCGTTTAGCATGGCTGCTAATCGTTGTTGCGTTACCCAGTCGGCGGTAAGCCAGCACATTCGCGCCCTGGAGGACGAGTTAGGCTGCAAGTTGCTTATTCGCACATCGCACGGCATTATGCTCACCGAAAGCGGCGAAGCCCTATTGCCTCGTGCCAAGGAAATACTGAAGCAGACCGAGGATTGCAAAGAGCAAATCAACGCTCTCAACAACTGTATGACTGGCGAATTGCGTATTGGTGTAGGCTCGTTCATAGCTCCATACATTCGTATGGCAGCATTGATATTCATGGAGAGATACCCCAACGTGCGTATCAATGCCGACTTCACCAAGGCCTACCTTCTCAATCAATCGCTAAGGGCGCACATGTTAGACCTCGCCTTCACCATGAACATGGCATACAGCTACGAAGGAATAGAGACAACACCCTGCATACCTTTTAACGTATATGCCATCATGCGCGACACCCATCCGCTTGCGTCGCTCCCGAAGGTGTCGTATGAAGACCTACTGAAGCACCCGATTATCATGCCCGACGTAGGCGAACGTGCCATAGAGACCTTCCAGCAAAACATCCAGCGCGACCTATACAAGCTCAACATCAAGTGCATCATCAGCGACCCCGACGAAGCCCTTGCCTCGGTGGAAGAAACCAAGTACGTCACCTTCATGCCCAAGCTCTACCTGCGCAACCACCCTAACCTTGTGGCACGTCCAATCGTAGGTCTCGAACAGCAGTTGATGAGCAACGCCCACTGGATGCAGGACGTTCCTAAGAAGCGAGCCGTACAACTCTTCCTCGACATCATCCGCGACGAGGTAGTACCATACATCGCCGTAGCCGAAGAGTCGCAAGGAAAGTTTATTCCGCATCCCCGATAGCGATTAGATTTTCTTATATCGACCCAAGCCTTACGTTAGCAGCGTGAGGCTTTTTTATTCTCGCATTAGCCGAAATTATACCTTATCCCACAGCAAGAACACTTAATGAGAAACACTTCGCTTCCACCACTTTCTCCCTTACCTTTGCAACAAGTTCAATAATGAACGAAACCAAACACAAACAACTATGCAGATTAAAACTAATGACGGCAACTATGATGTTGCCAGCAAGGGACTCGGCAACACAGCCCTGGGTCTCGGCATCGCAGGCTTGGCAACGAGCCTATTGGGAGGCAGTGCCTCGCTTCTGGGCATCGGAAGAAACAACGGCATGACAGCCAATCCTACCGACCCTGATGCGCGTTTCGTAACTAAGAGTGAGACTAACCTCATCCAAGAGAACAGCACTCTGAAGACCGAACTCGCCATTCAGAAGAGCGAGAACTACACCGACAAGAAGCTCGTGGAAGTGACACAGTATCTCGATACGAAGTTGCGCCGTGTAGAAGACAAAGTGGATGCAAACAAGGATGCGCAGCAAGCCGTCAACGCACAGCAGATGGCTTACAATGCGGCAGCTAACGCCAGCATCGACGTGCTCAAGTCGCAGGTGGCATCGTTGTCGAGCGTAACCAAGTTGTTCATCCCTTCAACCAACGTATGCCAGACCGGTTGCGGTTGCGGATGCAATCAGTAAGAGAATAACGTAATCCAGCTATATATATGGAATACAAAAACTCACAAATCTTGGCGGCAGTCGTGTCCGAATGGGCACGACCCGCCATTTCGCAGATAGCCGCAGGCAACCTCATGCGCCTACCCATGCTTCAGTCTTTGCAAGCCACCATCAGCTCATTAGGCATTGTCAGTGGCAGTTATGCCCTACAGAAGGACATCGAGCCACTCATCCAGCCAATCATCAACTCGCTCGTCGCACCTATGCTTGCCCGATATTTCGGTCAGATACCCGAAGAGAGCATACCGCAGATGGCACATGACATAGTGGAGAAGATGCGAGGTAACGGACCGCTGTCTGTGCTCGAGGGTATGGTGACGTTTGAAGACGAAGACCTCACCGAGCTTGCCGATCTTCTTGACAAGAACCTACCCGTAGGGCAGACGCAAGGCTATCAGGTAAAACATTAAACAGAGTAACAAACCAAGCGGCGGCAAGCATCGTCGCTATAATAAAACATAAACGATTATGAACAAACGTACCATTCCGGCTATCATCATAGCCACACTTGCGGCTGGTGCAACCGCCGCTGCACCCTATTATGATGTCAATATCACACAGCAGCTTTGCACACCGGCTTGCGTAGATGAGACACCCGTGTTCGCTCCGAAGTTCTCCGTCAAGAGCATTGCCAACGTAGGCACATCGCAGTATATCATCGTCATTCACGTTGAGGGTGTAATAAGCTACATCCCATGCAACTGCGGCTCGTGCTGCACACGCTCACAAGTGGTGTCGCAAGACTTCACCATACCTGTGTTCAGCGCCACTGCCATCAACTCGGCAACAATAACAGTAGGTACCGTACAGAACGGCATAGCGCGCATATCTTGCTGCAACTGTTCCAAGACTTTCGTGTCCGACTGCCCCGTAACGCTCACCCTTGCAACTACATAAAGCCATGATAGTTCTGATAGCTATAGCCACCATGATAGCTGCCACGCTTGCCCAACACCTCGGACTGGCCGAAGCCATTGCCCGTGTTGTTGACAAGGTGGCATCATGCCCTCAGTGTTTCACCTTTTGGGTAACAATGTCGGCGTTGCTCTACCTCGGCCACGATGTCTACGCATCGGCGCTGTCGGCTATTGTGGTGGCATATCTGTCAAACTGGTTTGTGTTGTTGCTGCTTATTCTTCAACGAAAATTTACGAAACTCTATGAAAAAGAAAGACACACCACCGACCGCCTCGACCACTAAGGTAAAGGCAGAAAGCAAGCCCCAAGCGCAAACTTTCTTTCCAACGTTGCACATCTCTGCGCAAAAAACATTACTTATCCCACATTTTCGGGGCATCTGCCCTACATGTTAAACATATAAAGACTCAAACAAAATGAATTACAAACAGATGATTGAACAGGCTCGTGCCAATGGTATGGCTACCGAGAAGAAGATGTGGGCAGCAGTAGAAACTCTCTCTACCGATCTCCTTGCGCTGGAGCAGACCGACCCCAAACTCTATTGGCACATATTGCGCCGTCAGCACGCCGTTCTCTATGGACGACACTATTCTGAGAAGATGGCCAACCACGATGTTAATGCTCTTGTCTATAGCGGCATGTACGACGAGGAGGGTACGCCAACCGGCGGAGGTGCACATTGGACTCGTATCAAGGTAGACGAGCTGACTAAGGGCATGAAGTTTCACTCAAATGTCAACGCATGGGACAAATACGTCGCCTTCAATTCGATGTACGCCGACCTCTGCGCTTGCATGAACGAAGAGGAGATAATCAAAGCCGCCTACACTTTCTACTTTTGTGATGACGACTGGCAGCCCTGCGAAGACGACTGCACTAAGGTGTGGGACTATAATGCCCTACACGCCACCCTCTAATTTTTTGAATTTTTACATTTGTATTCTTCAAAGCCACTTTGCGCTAATTACACAATTCGCAGAGTGGCTTCATTTGTATCTTCTCCTTATACGCTCCCCCACCATGTCCGCCCCACCAAATTAAAAACTCCTACATTTGCCTATGAAAGAAACCCGAAAATTATGACACAACGAAACATCAACCTAACGCTGCCCCGGTCATGGAACGAGTGCAGCACCGAGCAGTTGGAGCTCATATCCCGGATAATGCTTGAGCAGATAGAGCGAGCCGACCGTTATCATCCCTTCGACATGCGCAACGTCAAGATAGCGTGCTTCTTTGTTCTTGCAGGCATAGAGATAGTGGAAGGCATAGACGAGTCGAAGCCTCTTGAGAAGCAACACTACACTTGCCGACTCTCCACCCCAAGCCGACGCAACCGTTTCTCCCGTCGCAAACAGCAGGAGGAAGAAACCTTCCCCATCTACTTATGGCAGTTCAACTATTGGCTAACGCCTAAGCCGAAGACCGACGACCGCAACTCGGCTGAGTATCTTGCCTCCGGTGCCGGATTGCTCGACTGGCTCGACAACGAGCGTGGAGCTCACCTCTCTCGCTTTCCCTACCCTACCCTTCGCCTACGCAACAAACGTGGTCTGCTACATCACAAGACCGACTATGAAGGTCCGGCGCAGGATATGGACGGCTTTTCATGGCAGCAGTATCGTTTTGCCTCCGATCTCATGGGACAATACACCTCGCTCGCCAACAACCTTGTCAAGATGAAGCAGATGGGCAAGTTCACGGCCGAGCAGATAGCACAGCAAGCCGACAGCGTAGACCGGGCACGTTCCATGTTCCTCGCCACCATCTTCAACCGTCGTATCAACTTCATCGACACCAACACCAACCTCAAGGTGCATGATTTCCACTACGACGTGCGCCAATTCGACACCCAAGCCCCACTCTTCCGCCACTTCCCCGATTACCAATGGCAACCTATCCTCTTCTGGTGGACCGGCATGATGCACACCCTCTCACGGCGTTACCCCCATGTGTTCAAGGTGCAGAAGCTTGATCCTCGCAAGCGGCCGTCAACGCCCTTGGAGATATACACCGCCACCATCGCCACCATGCAGAAATACGCCTCGCTCACCGAAGATCAGGTGAACAATCAGTCGTATTCGCTTGTTCTGGAACATTTGGAGCGACTGAGCAAGGAGAATGAGGAAATGGAAAAGATTAGGAAGACGTAGTAAAATATTAACGGAAATATAGAGTATGAAGAACGTAAAGATTTTTGCAAAGACCATCGAGGCGGAAGCTATGAAACAGATAGAAAACTTAGCAACGAGCGAGGCTTACTGCGACTGCAAGATACGCATTATGCCTGACTGTCATGCGGGTAAGGGATGCACAATAGGTACGGTAATTCAGACTGCCGGCAAGGTTGTACCTAATACCGTAGGCGTGGATATAGGCTGTGGTATGTTGGTATTCAAGTTCGCTGAGAAGGATATAAACCTTTCGCTTCTCGACCGAATCATCAATGAGTCGGTGCCGAGCGGATTTGACGTTCACGAAAAGTCCAAGCTAAAAGATTGTAGTTCGCTTCCGCTTACGTCACATCTTTTGCTCGATTTGCACAAAAGGACACAAGGTTGCTTCGATCTCGACTATATCGGACGCTCGCTTGGCACCCTCGGTGGCGGCAATCACTTCATCGAGCTGGACGAGGACGAGCAGGGCTGTAAGTATCTTGTGATACATTCGGGCAGTCGCAATCTCGGAGTTAAGGTGTGCAACTTTTTCCAACACTTAGCCAAAAAGAATGTGAATCGATACGAGGAGCGCAAGCGCATCATCGAAGACTTAAAGAAGTATGGCTTAGAGAGGGAGATTAACAATATGTTGCGTCGTTTTGACACCGTGCCTCCCGGTCTCGCCTATCTTGAGGGAGAAGACCTCAATGCCTACAATTTCGCTGCGAACGTCTGTCAGTATTTTGCCGACGACAACAGATGGAATATAGCAATGCCTATAATCCATGGGCTTCAATTATCGGTTGTGGATTTCTTTACCACCAGGCATAACTATTTCGACATACACTCAGGCATCATCCGAAAAGGAGCCGTGAGTGCCGAAAATGGCGAACAGCTTATCATCCCACTTAATATGCGCGATGGTTCGTTGATATGTCGCGGCAAGGGCAACGACGACTGGCTTCAGTCGGCTCCGCACGGTGCAGGTAGACTAATGTCGCGCTCGGCGGCCAAGAAGCAGCTCAGCATGAAGGAATACCGACAGCAGATGCACGACATTTACTCCACATCGGTATGCGAGTCAACAATCGACGAGTCGCCAATGGCGTACAAGCCCGCCGAAGAGATAGAATCGCTTATAGGCGACACTGTGGACGTGGTTAGGAGAATCAAACCGATATACAACTTCAAAGCGAAATAATACAACAATATACTGTGTTATCGTAAGTATTAACGAAATATAGAGAACAATGAAAAAAGAGAAAATAAAGCAGTTGGTGGATGTAATGTAGGCGTATGTAAATGGCAAATATTAACAACATAAAAGGATTTGCAGAGATTATGAAAGCATGTTCAAAAAATAAGGTACTTGCTGCCATCTGCAACCGTCACGGCATCAACCTCTATCACCATCAGCTCGACGGAGCTTCGTGGCAGATTTGCGCTGGAGGCTATGTTGTGAACGGATATTCAGACGGTCGCTCTGTGCATCGGTTATTGTCTAAAATGAGTGGTGTGCTTGTTTTACTATTGAAATACGGCAATCTTCGGCCGTGGCATCTTTTCGGTTACGAGCGTAATATCACATGGCGCAGGGAAATTCATGCGATTATGCCTATAGCCGAGCCTTTGTGCGATAAAGGCAGAAAGGTTTATACCTATTATGACAAAGAATATGATGAGTGGTTACAAGCATATTACGACTTAAAAAATTCATAAGGGAAAGAGATTATTAACAACATAACGGATTTATAGAGAATTATGCGAACGATTAAGTTTAAGGGCATCTGGTTTGAAGATGGTAGTTGGGTACACGGTGCATTGGTGCGCAAGGTTCAGCATTGGCGTTCTTGCATAGACGGTCATGTGACCCATGTAGAGAACTACGACTATATCGTCAATCAAGACGAAATTGACAACTTGAAATATCATCAGGTTCATCCCTCTTCGATCTGCCAGTTCACGGGATTAACCGACAAGAATGGCAAGGAGATTTACGAGGGTGACGTGTTGCGGTCGGACAGTTATCCGTACAGCTGCCTTGAAGACAACGAGCGCGACAACTACTATGCCGTAGTGTATTACTGCGAGGAGGGAGCTTTCTTTGGTATAGTGACGGCAGTGAATCCCGACTCTAAAGTATGCGGTATTTCTGACGGCATTGGTGATGATGTCCAGAAAGAGAAAATGAAGAACTTTGAGGTTGTTGGCAATATCCACGAAGAGAAGTGGCAACAATACGGCGAATACTTTAAGACTGAAGAAGGAAAGGAGGCCGACAATGATTAATGTAGAAGACCTTAGAATAGGCGACATTGTGCAGACAAACAAAGACTGCATGTTTCCGAAAGACACCTTGTGCATCGTTACCGAAATCCATCCCGACCGACAGCGTAATGACAAGAAGGGAGTCGTCAGTCTGAAGGCTGTCAACGACGAAGACGACGGTCCCTGGGGGACATGGTGCTGCAACATCGATGGCGTGCCCATCACGCCCGAAATACTTAAAAAGAACGGTTTTAAAGAAGAGATCGTTGGCAAGTACTTTACAAGACCAATTAAAGCAAGAACAGGTAGCTCCCCTGCCAGATATTTGGCTGTAGAACGAAAAAAATACGCTTGGGCAATATTCATAAAGTATTACAACGTGAAAGGCTATGCACTCTTATGTCATATAAAGTACGTTCACGAACTACAGCTCGTCCTTAAAAATAGTGAAATTTAGTCTGGAAATTAAAGTATAGTCCTATGAAAGCAAAAAACAAGGTATTGTTTGACAGATACAACCTTTACTTTAGAGGTGTTTGGAAGAAACCCCACAACTATCCCTCGCTGTTAGATATGGTAGAGCGTCGTATAGGATGGAGGGTTGACGTACTTCGTTGTTGTAATAACTGGGAAGATATTGTTTCTACTGACCGTAAAGTGCTTTCCAACTTTTGTAATCCGAAGGTGTTCCACTTTCCGAAAAAGTGTTGTGTGTCTCCTAAAGTTTTCGACCCGAGGTATTCGATGAAAAGTGAATACCATATAGTAAGGAAGAAAAACAATCGGTATAAGGTTGTTCGGAACAAACCTAAAAGACGTTCTATTGGGAGAACCTTGGTGGTAGATACCAAGAGGGGTTATGTCCGTAATATTGGCGATAAGGTGTGGTATCATCCCGATTATATGGATTTCGGTTGTTATACCTGCGCTGATTACGGAACATGCTTTAATAATGGTCGCCATGACAAGAGTTTTTGTGCGGTGGCTGCAAAGTGCGGAATCGGTCGCTGCAACACATGGCAGGAAGTAAGAGAAAACAATGATCAACATTAAGATTTCGGTGCATCCAGTTAGCCATCGGCTCGAATGGCGAGGATGGGGGGTAACTTCTCACCTGCCCTACGAGCCACCGACTACAAATGCCCTCACTGTATAATGATAGAATATGATTAAGCAACACCCATTCGATGATTTTCATCAGCGCATACATTGGAACGGCAACTCCATCGGAACCGTTATCCAACAATGGGGCAATCCTGCGCCGAGACACGGATGGCGAATAATGATTGAATATGAATAACCCTCACACGCCCCGCTACAAGCGTGGCACCGTCACCAAGGACGGCAAGCTGTATGGCCGCTATCCCGACGGTTCGCTCTACCGCATCTACTCCACCTCTGACCGACCCTTCCTTCAGATTGTGAACCGCAAGGGAGAGACGTTCCTTCGCATACGCCAAGCCACCGAGCAGGGCTATACCGACTGCCCTTGCCCTGGAGCCGCCGACCTCAGCTATCCCTCCTCGGCTCTAAGGCGCAGCCGAACGGTTGGGGGGGGTAAGATAGTGAACGCTCTGACCGCAGCAAGCGGAGGATTGTGTGTTTTTGTAGAATTATAAAAGGAGAAATAAATTATGAGTTACAATACAGAAAAGATAATCGTAAAGAACGAGGACACGGGAAAGGAAGAGGACGTAAAGTTGTTCTATTCTACCATTACTGATAATGTAGGTATCACTTGCGGCGAGCAGGAGGTTTTTCTTACTCAAGACCAGTTTAAGGCTTTGTCGTGTCTTATGTTTAGATGTTTTTACACAAGAGATATGCTGAACGAAGCGCGAATGGCTAATGATTGGGACGATCACCCTTACACCGTCTTTTCTTCTCACGATGAAACCACGTGGACCAAAGAGGTTGAAGAAGATAGATATGACTAATCACGACCTCTACCAATATCCTCGTGGTAACAACGACGGAGGTAGATTAGGCACTGACGTTTGCCCGACCGTGACAATTAACGCATGGCAGCAAAATGTATTTCTGATTGAAGAATATGAATAAAGCAAAGACAATATGATTACAAAACTCAACTTCACTGACCGCACCATCAAGAGCTACGCTATCCGCAAGCTCACACCCAAAGAGTGTTTCCGACTGATGGGCGTTCGCGACAACGTAATCGGCACCATGCAGAGCAGCAATGCCCAGGCAGCCGAGCGACTGCCCGACTGGAAAGGCAAGGGCAAGCCGGAAGACATGGCAGTGTCTGCGTCGCAGCAGTACAAGCAGGCAGGCAACTCAATCGTGGTGGACGTGTTGGCCCACATCTATGAGCAGTTGTTCTATCCGAAGCCGAATTTGCGTAAATTCAGACAACTCTCACTCTTTACCGACACCGGCGACTATTTGCCCGACATGCCGAAGAACTTAGACGATTCTGCTGAGGAAAAGATATTCCTTACCACGTTCTCCGGCTACGACTCGCAGCTCATGGCAGCCGACGTGCTGAAGGAGTGGCATCCCAACTTCCGATGGACGTGCAAGGGATGGAGCGACATTGACAAATACGCCTGTCTGATGCACAACCTCGTATTTCCGCAGTTTGCCGACTGCGCACTTGGTGACATCACCAAGATTGACTGGCACGCCGTGAAACGCTCGCTCTATGGACGCGAGGTTGACCTCTTCACCTATTCCTCGCCCTGTCAGGACATCTCGCAAGCCGGCAAGCAGATGGGGCTTCAGGAGGGCAGCGATACCCGAAGCGCCCTCCTTTGGCGAGTGGCAGATGCCGTGGAGGTGTTGCACCCCAAATATCTCTTGCAGGAGAACGTGGCGGCATTGGTTAGCCAGAAGTTCATGCCCGACTTCCAGAAGTGGCTCGACAAGCTCTCCTCACTCGGATACGTCTCACGTTGGGCTCGCCTGAACGCCAAAAACTACGGTGTGCCGCAGAACCGCGACCGTGTGTTCTGCATCTCCATGCGCCAGGACGTAGCCTTCGACTATCAGTTTCCCGAACCCTTCGAGCTGCGCACCCGACTGGAGGACGTGTTGGAAGAAGAGGTAGCCGACCGCTATTTCCTCAAGGACGATGCCGTGAGCAAGTTCCTCAAAGCAAACGACTCCGACAACGCCCTCTTCATGCAGTTCGACCTGCCGTCGACACACGAGGCAGCGATGTTTCTAAAGACGTGGCTCACGCTACGCATGAACGCTCTCAACGGATGGGAGAGGGAGCTGGACGAACTGAACTATTGTATAGAGAACGAGCGAGACGTATTGAACAGCGAGTTCGGATGCTTCAGTAAATATCGTGAATTTCCTTGCGAAGGTTTCGAGGAACTGTTCAATGAGAATATGGAGAGGAAGAAATGACACTCCCTTTCAACACCGAAACCGACGGCACATCACGCACCATCAAAGCCAACTACTTCAAGAAGGGCGCATACGATGTACTTGATGTCTCAGCCCAAGGAGCAAACTTCAAAGCCACTGGCGCAATCGTGATATATGAATAACAACCCTCGCCCCATCATCCTCGGCTCTTACAGCCCCTCGCAGAACGGCATCGTCGTTTCGCCCCACGGTATAGCCTTGTGCATAGCCGGGGGAGGTAAGGGTCACGATGTGGATAAACCAAAAATACTGATAACGTATGATTGACCGTTCCGTCCTCGTCCACTACCGCACCGAAGAGGCGAAAGTCTACCGCCGCGAGCATGGTGACCGTGGAGGGTGCAAATACCAAGACAAGCTGCATCGTCCCAGTCCGTGGCCGTGGAGCAATTCGATAACAACAGTAACCAAAGACAACCTCCTATGCGTAACATTTATCTGATACACGAAGCTCGAACTGAACACGCAAAGGCTGTGCGTCGCAGAACCGGCACTAACGATTTTCGCGATAAGGAATGGCATCTGCGGTCAGGACACATGATGCAATGTATAGGAACGTTTCTCACTACAGACAATCTGATAGCAATATGCTACGAATAAGAATAGCAGCCTTCCGTGGCCGCCCTTTGAATGGTGACGATTGCCCCAACATTCAGCGCATGGAGATAAACGCGCAGGGTACAACCAACACGCTTACGTCAGTAGGCAAGGATAATATGGCATATATAGAGTATGAATAATCAAATTCCATTCGTGCAACGCCTCTCTCGCCTCTGCCCACGTCGGGGGGGTACTCCACCGCCCTGTCCGCACGCTACGACGGATGGGCAGGACTCTACGACGAGCACGGACAGCACACCATTGTATTGATAGAATATGACTGACAAGTATTACATTGGCTGGGTACGCAGCGGCAAGGACGGCAAGGGCCTCGTAAAGAGCCGACCGCGCAAGTAGATAGCCAATGCCGTGACAACCTCACCGCCCGGCAGCTTTGCCGACCCTCGCGACGGACTTGGCAACACCACACCGCATATAGTGTATAAATATGAGTAAAAACATAATAAAACCATAAAACAAAAGATACAATGAAATCAGAAGAAATCAACATTGCCGACATTCTGCGCAATGAGCCAGCCGGAACAAGGCTGTATTCACCAGTTTGCGGAGCGTTGGAGCTTATAAACGTGACAGATGGTGTCATTTGGTGTATGGAGCCTGGTTCGTCTTTGACTCCACATCGGATAAGTTTCACCTCCTATGGTAAACTTATCAATTATGGAGGATGGAAGTTTGAAGGAGAGTGCCTGTTGTTCCCCGCAAAGGAACTGTGCGACTGGAACATCTATTGTTGGCGTGAGGGTGACATACTGGTAAGCAATGACGAGCGCAATGTGGTGGTGTTCGATAAGTTCACCCGGTCCGACAGAAGCCGTTTTGCCGCCCACTTCTGTATTGAGAAAGCGAATACAGAAGACAGAGAGTATTACCGCAGAGCGGAGGAAATTCCGACAAGGGATTATTTTAACCGTTATTCTCTTGCGTTGAGAAAGGAAATTTTTGGGCAGATAGAAGAGCGTTTCTGTGCGCCCATCAACCGCTACACCTATAAGTTGCACCCGAATTTCGATCAAGGCGATTTCGTGGTTATGGAGGTGTCATACACCGACTCGCTTGATGTGCATAAGTATGTGTGCATATTCGACTGCTACGACTTGCAGCATAACCGTATGCACTGTTTCGCAGATCTTAACACTGGAGAAAGCGACACACCTTGCATAAATCAGATCCATGATTTGCGCGACAGCAATGATAGCGTGAAGAATATCACCTTGCGTTTCGCCAATGGCGACGAGAAAGCTATGCTTGTGAATGCTTTGTACGAAGAAGGCAAGCGGTGGGACGGCAAGGCGAAGGCGATTGTTAATGAAAAACGGCAGATAGCAGACAACGAGTATGAAGAGGAATCGCACAAGTTTGAGCCGTTCGACAAGGTATTGGTAAAAGGACCGAGCGAAAATGACACTTGGTTCCCGGGCTTTTTCTTTCAGGAATACAAAGAGTCAAAGGACTATCGGTATGCCACAATTTGTGGGAAGTATTATACTTATTGTATTCCCTACAACGACAAGACCAAGCATCTCGTCGGTACGACACTTCCGTATGACGAAGACTGACACCACTCGCACCCTCGTAGTCGGCATGATGCAGACTACGCCATTCACTCACATGTTTGACGTACTGCGCAGAGTGTATTCTACCCAAGGCTTATGTCCGTCTTTGCTTGTACCTACGGGTGGTAATCAAGAGATAAAGGTATTGATAGAACTATAAAAAATATAAAGACAATGAAAACAGTAGAAAACAACCGTATGGAGGCATTGACCTACATCATCGCCGACCTGAAGGCAGAGAACATGATGATGACAGAGCGTGTGCATCAGCTTATGGACGACTACAACAATGTGGCGCGTCAGTTGCGCGGAAAAGAGAAACACGAGCCTAATACAGAAGGCTACACTTTTAGTGAACTGACAGAAGCCTTGGAAAAATGCGAGGCATTAGAAAAGGAAAAAAAGGAGCTGAAGCAGCAATGCGCCCATCTCCAGATGGAGCGCAACGAAGCAAAGAGCCGTGCTGATGACTGCGAGCACCAAAGGAAAGAACTTTTTAAGCAAATAGCACGTTTTGACAAGTTGGAGTTTAAGGAGATAGGAACATCTTGCACCAGCAAACCTTTTGCGCCGGGAGACAATCCGGTGAAGGTTGGTTCTACTGAATGTTGCACCTGCCGACACTTCCTCAAGATGGATAAGTATTTTTGTGTGCTGTGTGCGTGCCACTACGACGGCATGAAAGCCATGGAAGATATAGAACGCAAGAACGCCGATGATTGACACCGCACGATGTGAGCATGTCCGCACCGCCAAAATATTTCTCCCTACATTTGTAGTCGGAAAAAGCAATGTGTTAGCACATTTAATGAAAAGTGTTAGCACTTTGGATGAAAAGTGTTAGCACATTGCAAAAAGCCTCTTTGTGGAATTGGGTAAAAACATAGAGGATAGTATTGGCGATGATGTTGAGCCGTAACATCGGCGAGTGTATCGCCATTTCAGTTCTTTCCAGTTTTGCAAGACTTGGAAAGAACTGGAATACCTACTGACAGTCGTCTGACTAAACAAAATTGCGTAACATTTCAACTATGATACAACATCAGCATTGGGAAGACTCCACTCGCATACTCATTACCGACGAGCAGCATCATGGCAGCATACAGGCGTTTATCCCTCACCGTGCCGAAGACAAACCCTTGGATGGCGAGGCAGACGCTCTTATCTATTCGCTGTGGGTGGGCGAACGGCACCGTGGCTGTGGGGTGGCAAAACTCCTGATGGAGGCAGCCGAAAGTGAACTGAAGCGTTGCGGCATAGCGACCGTCGCAATATCATGGGACGGACGCGACTCTCCTCAATGGGTGTTACAATGGTATGAAAGGCTGGGCTACGAGGGAAAAGCGTTCGATTACCGATGCTGCACGCTTCTCAAACGGCTGTAGCCAAACAAAAAAACTCATCCCGAAGTACAAGGGACCGTAATCAGTGTGTCGTATGTCGCCACTCCGTCCAACGTAATTAACGGGCTCTGGTGCAGACGAGCGAGGAGAAGGAAAACTCAACCACTGCACATTTCTTTTTATTAACGGATTTATAGAAACAATGGAAACAATCTTATTGAGAAATTACAGCATAGCACTTTTCTTCCAGTGCATGATGGGTATGATAGGAGTAGTAACCCTTACCGCCTGTCTCATTTGGCTGTTGCGCGAGTTCTTTCGTACCTATAGAGAAAAGAAGGCAAAGCAAAAGGATGGATGCCAACAGCAGGAAAAACGTACATGGCTGTTGGAACCGCCCGTGCTCCTCACTCAGGAAGAGCGTCGCGAATATATGCTCAACCATATCGAGGACGGACGTTTTTATGTTATCTCGTCGCCCCGCAACTCTGACATCACCATTGTATGCGCAAAGCGATACGATGCTGAAGGGAAAAAGCTCTATTGTTATGTTTACCTTTGGATAAGCGGAAATGGCGTTTATAACTTGCATGTCAGCGACCCTCGCGGTATAATCAAATTGCGTGATTTCCTCGGCGACAAGCCCCTACGTATCGACTACGATCTTACCCCAGCCCTCGTTGTCTTTGAAGAGGAATATATCTCGCCCTACCTCACGGAGAGAGATTGCAACAACTTCGTGCTCAGTATGCAGAAGGCTGGGGTTGAATGTAATATCGAGAAGGGCGAAGATAATGGGCTGGGCTCTTACAAATATCGCTTGAAAGAAATAGAAAAGTGAGAACAAACATTATATTAAACAATTTAAAAACAAAACAACAATTATGGTATCAATTATTTCAGCATTAATCATCCTCTTGATTATCTTCGTGCTTTCCATCTTTTCCTCTTGGATTGACAAGTTCGGCGCGAAGCGCAAGGAGGAGTTTATCAACAAGGCTATTGAGAAGGCTATCGACAAGTTTTCGTCAGTTGCTACATCCAAGATAGCTTTGGTGATGGAACAGTACAAGACAGGTCCGTGGTATCTTGTGGTCTATACAACGACGCAGGGCCATCCTATCTGGATCTCAAACAACAACATCCGGTCTGTGATTCCTGACCCGAAGAACAGGCGACTTATCATCAAGTTATTCAACGGCGAGGATATGATTATTGACGACGTGGAGAGCTATGACCTCCAGGCAGCAAACAAGATGGCAGACTTCGACTTTATGTAAAACGCAAACGCTCTGATTATAGATTTATGGAACATTCAACTATTGGATTAATCGTTTGGATTTTGGCGGTAGCGTTGATGGTGGTCACGTTTATCTATTGCATGTGCAAAGGTTCCGGTGGCAAGCGGACACCTTTTCATCAGTTGCATTTCACTTCGCCTACACCGCCACCTGCAACTTGGAACACCAAAACTGAAACTAAGCCCACCGAGAATATCGGTCCGTGGTTTCTTGTGGTCTATGCCGATGTGGACGAAAGAAACTATACTGCCATTGCAGCGGAAGACGTTCTGGATTTTCAGTTCAGCGACAAAAGAGGTGAAATGAAAATCCACTGCAAGAAACATAACGGTTTTCCCGACAACACTATGCGCTTTGAAAACATACACCATTATGAGTTTCAGCAGGCTTCACAGCTTGGAGATTATCGCGATATGGAAGAGGAATGACAGCCCTTCCGTTCGTTAAACGTATGAATATGGCATAAAACATAACAACAAAGGACTTTCCGTGAAACATTGTCCCAGACTGCGTGGCTCGCATGGTCTTTCCCGAACAGCCTGACACCCCGAACTTTCCAATCTTTATGGGTGTGGGCAAAGGGAAGACAGCGAACCCGCAGTCTTTTCGTTTTATCCCTCCTACAGACTATGTCCGCTCCACCAAATCAAAATCCCCTATATTTGCATCGTAATATTTCAGATGAAGCAAGAGGTCCCTCGCGGTATCTCGCAGCCCTCAACCTACACACTAACAAACAAACACTAAGGATGACAACAGTATCTTCTATCGACCAGCTCCAACAGCGAAGTGAGGAGCTCAAGGCGCAAGGCTACGAGGCTGTGCGCCCTGCCGCTTTCGTCGGACCCAACTCCGATGGCAGCCGCACGTTTTCTTGGGGCGAGTATGCCCACTCCATGCTCACCTCCTCGGCGCAAGGCTCGGCTGGCAGCGCCAATGCCCGACGCGAAATCTCTGCCGTGTTCGGCTCAAGCGGCGGCGAGAACAAAGCCAAGCCGCAGAACGTCGGCACGCCCGACCTCGGCTTCATGGAGTGGGGCTTGGGCAACCGACTGCCCAACCTCGTGTATCTGCTCTCCAAGATGTCACCCTTCACAGCCGCAGGAGTCGATTTCGTGAAGAAGATACTCGTGGGCCGCGGACCATGCGCCAAATACCACTACACACAGTATGTCGGCGGCAACATCACCGAGAAGTACATCCCCTTTCCGTCTGCCGGCACACTGCTCCGAGGACAGATAGCCGACCTCAAGGCTAAGGAAAAGCAAATGTCAGAATCGGAAAACCGAAACTCGTATTCGGAAAATCAATCGTCAGAGTCGAACAACCAATTCTCACAATCGGTAAACCAACTCTCACAATCAGAAACCGAAGACACCGACTCAGAGGAAATGAAATCCCTCAAGGACGCTTTGGAAGAATGGAAGCGCACTAACAAGGAGTTGCAGGAGTTCATCGACAACAACGACCTCCATCAGACCTACCTCGATATGGCAGGCGATATGTCGCTCATGTCGCAATGCTTCTGCGAGCTGCAACTCAACCAGCGTCAGCTCGACGCGAACGGACACCCCGTGCCTACGTCGCAATGGGACCCGAAGGTTATCCGACTGAAGCACCGCAGCGTCTTCACCACCCGACTGGAGCGCATGGACGACCAGTATCGCATCAACTATGCCTACACCTCAAACCAGTGGCTCGACTCTACGCAGGTGCAGACCTCGCTCAAGCCGGAAGACATGCGCATAGCCGCCGTGCCATATCTCGCAGCCGACACAGCCGTGAAGGATCTCGACCGCCGTGTGCGTGAGGCTCGTCAGCAGCGAGTGAGCCGCAAGAACCGACCCACACGCTTCATCATGTCGCCACGCGACTTCGGCGGTCCCTACTATGCCGATGCCCTCTGGCACTCTATCTTTGCCGGAAGCATCTTCGAGTATGCCTTCACCATCGTTGACGACCGCCTGACTCGCAAGCGCAACAGCAACATCATCGGTCGCGTAATCTACATTCATCAGGAATACCTCAAGCAGCTCTACACCCAGCAGGGCGAGAACAAGAACAAGACGATGGCGCAGATACAGCAGGAGGTGTTCAGCGACATCAACACATGGCTGTCTAATCCCGACAACGCAGGTCAGGCACTCATATCTGCCGTGTTCACCGGCTTGGACGGTAAGGAGCACAAGGCATGGGAGATTGTGGAGATTGAGAGCAAAGCCAACTCACAGGCACAGGCAGAGAAGACCGAGCTTCAGGAAATCTCCTCCATCATCTTCTTCGCAATGGGTCTCGACTCAAAGCTCATCGGGAACACCCCAGGCGACGCTACATCATCGGGTGGCACCGATCTGCGCGAGCGTTTCTTGGTCAAGCAGATACAGTTTGCCCCCATGCAGCAGCTCATGCTCAGACCGCTGGAAGTGATAACGAGAGTGAACAAATGGGACTCGCACCTGGTGTGGCAGATAGACCGCGAAGTGCTCACTACGCTGGATAACTCGAAGACGGGGGTAGCGAAGCAGGAATAACCATAACAAAAGGATTTATAGACTATGATAGAACTGAATAAGATATATAATGAAGATTGTCTCGAAGGAATGAAGAGGATTCCCGACGGAAGCGTGGATTGCATTGTGTGCGATTTGCCGTATGGTGTCCTCAACAAGCAGAGCGAGGGAGGAGGATGGGATAGTATTATTTCACTTAATTCCTTATGGGAACAATATCAGCGCATTACAAAACCCAATGCAGCTATAATCCTATTCGGACAGGGTATGTTCACGGCAAAGCTGATGATGAGCAACGAGAAGATGTGGCGCTATAATATCACTTGGGATAAATGCCGTACAACTGGCTTCTTGAACGCAAAGAAGATGCCATTAAAGCAAACGGAGATTATTTCCGTTTTCTACAACGGACAGCCAACCTATCATCCACAAATGCGCAAATGTCTTCCACATGAACGTAATCACAGCAGAGGAAAGCAAGAGAAAGAGCAAACCAACAGATGCTACGGAAACTTTGGTAAGGCAGATGATGTTATAACTGACGAAAAATACCCAACTGATATTGTCGTATTTCAGAGGGATATTCACAATAGTTTCCATCCCACCCAGAAGCCTGTCGCTCTCATTCAGTATCTCATCCGCACCTACTCCAACGAGGGCGACACCATAT